ACACATCTAACAGATGTGAGCAGGTATTTTTCAAAAACCTAAGACATTAAACAGTAACGCCCGTGTTTACAACGTTTGCAAATGCTCAAACTTTCTTAAACGGAAGCATAATAAAGCAAAAACAATCACGAAACGTGCAAAAAACGTGCAAAAACAAGCGACATGATAAAAGTATCAATAAGGCTTGATAAAAGGTATCGATTAAAAAACGGCAAATTTCCTGTGCGCATAAAAATTGCGAGAAAAGAGAATGTCTTGTATCTGCCTACAGGTTATGAGCTTGAAGAAAACGAATGGGATGCCGAAAGCCAAAAGGTAATCAAAAGAGCGGACAGAAAAATCATAAATGCACGCCTCGCCAAACAATACTACGAGGCGTGCGAAAAATTATCGTCTTTGCAAAAAGAAGGAAAGCTGCGTTTTTACAACAACAAAAAACTGCAAGATTATTTGAATAATGAGTGCACAGATGAACAACTGGAGAATAGTCTTTTTAAAACTCAATTTCAAAACTTTGTTGCTACCAAAGAAAATGCGAACACGCTGGAAATATACAATACGACTCGGCAAAGCATAATTGATTTTTGTGATTACGAAACACTCCTGCTCGAAGACATTGATTTTGACTGGCTGGAGGCGTATGTGAAGCACCTAAAAAACAAAGGCAATAAAACAAATACTATTGCCACAAAACTAAGAGGCATTAAGGCTGTTGTTAATTACGCGAAAAAGAAAGGCATTGTAAACTATTATGTATTTGACAGCTACAAGCTTCCGCGAACCGAAACCCCAAAACGCTCTTTGTCTGTCAAGCAACTGCGCGAACTACACTCTTTAAAACTTACAGAAGCACATGCTAAGTATCGTGATTTATTCTTTTTAATGTTTTTTCTCATGGGTATAAACCTTGTAGACCTATCAAGGCTTACCAACATAGAAAATGGGCGTGTGTCATACAAAAGAGCTAAAACAGGCACGCTTTACGACATTAAAGTAGAGCCCGAAGCGCAGGAAATAATAGAGCGTTACAGAGGCAGCGAGCATTTAATTTCGCTATTTGACAAGAAGGCGTACACAAATGTTATGAAAAGGTTTGAAGACGTGCTAAAAATACTTGGCAAAGAAATTGGTGTACCCAACCTAACGACATACTGGACGCGCCATTCATTTGCCACTATCGCTTATGAAATTGGCGTACCCACGGATGTGATAGCCGATTGTTTAGGACATAAGTCTGCACATCGAATGACAAATATATACATACGCAAAGATGCGAAATTTGTTGACGAAGCAAACAGAAAAGTAATTGATTATGTATTATATAATAAAAGGTAGGGCAATTTGTTTGTCCTACCTTTTGTGCTTATATTGCGTTCAAAATTTGCAAATCGTGCGCTTCGCCTATCACGCCTACGACGGGTATTCCGCAAGCGTCCGCCACACGGCGTTCCGTTTCACAGCCTTTTGAGCAACGCCATCGGTTCGGTACGACAATGCCGTCGCAGCCGAGGAGTAGGCGTAAATCCTCTTTCATGTGCTCCGTGTACGACGCAGAGTCGGATAAAGGTTTACTCATGGGATTGACTGCCTTGTAGCCGAGAATTGTTAGTTCTTTCTCAATACGAGCGAAGAACTTGTGTCGCTCGTTGAGGTTATAGCCGGTAATCGGTGATGATATGTATATTTTCTTTTTGCTCATTTTGTTTTGTATTTTTGCATAATGTTTTGTATTTTCATATAATGTTTGCTATTTAGCTGCGCAATTTTTATGCGCACGTATCGAGTTATTAGCTCTCTCGTACGATACCACCCACGCACCTCGTACGTAATAAACACGCCGCACATTTTAGGGTATTGGCGTGGTTCTGTTTCGATTGATGTGCTTACCTTCTTAAACTTCACCTTAGTAGTTTTATGGAACCACACAAGATACTTTAATTTGTAACGCTTCTTTGTTTTTCTAATCTTCATCCGTCACCTCCTTTCTGATTGCTTCCAACTGTTGTATGATGTTGTCTATCGTCTTGCCGCTGTAATCAACGGCAATTTCTTTCAGCACGGCAATCTGTGCCGTCAGTCTGATATAATCTGCCTGTTTCATTGTTGTATCAATTTTATATAATAATCCGAACGCTATTAATTCGCTTAAAGCTAATATAACACCATAAGCGGTGTTTAAAAGAATTACTATTATAGTAAGCGCAACCAAAAGTAAAGCTACTACTATCCATTTGTATTTTGGCATATTCCTTTTTGTTTATGTTCCTTGTTCCAGTCCTCCTGAAGATAGCTTCAAGAGCTGTATGATTTCGTCTATTGACCTGCTGGTGCTGCAGTCAAACCCTGCGTCTTTCAGTTTCTTTATGTGCTGATTCTCTTCTTCTTATGTCATAACTATTTGCTTTAATTGTATTATTATACTTTTATTTGTTCTCTATAAACAGCGTGCTCAACTTGCGAGCGTTCGCCATTCTTCTTGGGTAATTAACCAAGAAATACTTTACTATAAGGTAGTGAAACGAATATTGCTAACCCAACAGGCTTTTTCGTTACAATCTACCTTGTCGTTAATTTGTATCGGATATTCTTCGAGGTATTGCTTTTTTAGTTCATACTTCTGACGTGCAATCTCTATTTCTTTTTTATTGAGAGCACGCATCTGTTTTTCAAAATCTTTTTCTGTCATACTTATTTCTCTTTTTCTAATTCTTCGAGTACGCCATTAAGTCTGCTACTTTTTTCCTCGTAGTAATCTCTTTGACGCTTTAACTCTTCGTAATGGTTCTTTCTTTCCATGTATTTATAGTATGGATGTATTAGGAAATTGGTGAACGAGTTCCAAATATCAAAATATTCATCCCAGACACGTTCGCTTGTAATCCCTTTGAATAAAGCGTAGGGGATAATACCTATCAGCATTATTGGAATTAACGGCGCCGTCAAAAAGACGCAGGTCATTTTTGCTATAATTGTTTTCATTTTCTAATGTTATATTAATCCTTTAGTTCTATATTATGTTCATCTGCGAAACTATCTTCTGCATCCTCGCAATAACGACCTTCACAAAGAGTCTCAGGAAATGCTCTGTTGGTAAAATACCATCGGCAGCATAACTCGCATATTTCATCTCCATAATTATTTCTCAACTCTTCTCTGGTCATTATTCACCCTCCTTTCTGATTAAATAGTCGTACATAGGCTTGCGGCTTCTACGATATTTACTACATATCTTTTCTGCCTCTTCCTCTGTGTCACAAATTGCAACAACTCCATCGGGATACGTGTCCCAATATCTAATAACTTTAAATTTTGTCATACTCAATCCTACAACTTTTTAAACTGCTTTGATAAAAATGAATCGTTCTTTATCAAGTTGATGATTTCTTCTTCCGTATGAATGCCTTTCCAAAATAGTTCGGTTTAACAACCACCTTGTTCACAACCTCTATCCTCTGGAAGATCTCTCAACCACCAATCATCATTACCATTTGAACCTTGATAAGATGCTGCTTCTTTACGAGCATCAATAAACTCTCTTCTTTCAGCTTCTCTAAAACCTGCGTATTCGTCTGCCATATTACTATTGTTTTTTAAAATTATTTATCTGTTTTTATTTTGTTTTCCAACTCTGCTTCAAGCGTCTCTACTCTTTTTTTGTAATATTCAATTTTATCAAGAAGAGTTTTGCACTGCTCTCTATACTTGTTCAAGCGAAAGACCGGATACAAAAGGGTATCCAAAATCCTATCCCAAACATTGAGATATCGGTTTATAATTATCTCGTCTGTAAAACCCTTAAATAGTACGTACGGCACAAAGCACACGTACATTATAGGAAAGAGTATTGCGACAGCTATTACAGAAATAATTTTATTGGTCGTGAACATAAAATATCGTTATGATGGTTAATTATTCTGTTATTTTTACCTCTTTCTCTGCGATAATAATTTTGTTGTCCATTATCGCAAAAACTTTTGCCTCTACAGCCCTATAGTGGTTTGAATCATTGTATGCCATCGGACCGATATTTTTTATGACACAGACATCTAAATCTCCATAGGCTTCTAAGGCTTTTAGTAAAACACTTGCTTTCATAATTTTAATTTATTCACCCCTGTTGTCACCAGGGAGAAGTATTGGTTACTTGTTATTCTTCATACTTTGTTCGATGTCACTAATGCGCATCATAAGTACTTCCTCATATTTTATCATGTAATAAAACTGACGGATGAGAAGGTTAGATTGTTCTTTACCTATTTTCTTAGCCATATTCTCAAACCGTTGCTTGCAGAACTCTGAGAGTTTGTCGGTACGTTCTTTTACTTCCTCATACTCAATGCGCAGTCGGTCAAGAAACGTTTCCGACGGCTTGTAAGCCCTCTCGAATACATCTGCTGGCGACCACGACTGATAGCCGTCCTCGTACTCAACGAGGTAGCCAGCCTTGTCTGTTTCACACTCAGAGGGTCTTACACCCTCTTTCAAGAGCTTGCGCTCGTAGGCTTCGCCCATTGTCATAGGCATAGCCTTCACTGTCTTTGTGCCAGTGTACTGTTTCATTTCTTTGTTCATAGTTATGTTTGTTATATTGTTAATGTTTTCTTTTGTTCTCCTTTGCAAGTCTTCTCTCGTATGCTCTACGCTGTTGACGTGTCATACCGTCCTTTTTGGTTTCGTAAAACTCTAAAGCTTCACGGCATCTTTTTGATTCTTCCGTCTGCTGTTCTGGATGCTCCTTTAAAAGTTCTTGAAATTTCTCGAACTGCTCCTTTAAAATAATATGCTGCTCTGTGTATTCGTTGCGGAGCTGCTTTACTCTTTCCATATCCATAGCTTGCTATTTTACAAGTTCAAAATCATAAACAAATACCCAAGGGTTGCCCTCCCAAGTGCCCTTGCCGCTGATTTTGTCTATTAGGGCAGCGTAGGCTTCTTGCGCTGTTCGAAACGAGGAGTTGGCAAGACCGTGATACCAATACGTCGTACCTTCAAGCCCTACGTTGTCGTCACGCCAAATGCCTTCTTTTAAGCAATCTCCCTCGCTAATTTCCTGTAAACGTTCAACACGAATATTAGTGATGCGGATGCAGTGCGGCATAAGGTCTGCCTTAACAAACATCTTATTGCTGCATCCTTTCTCGTATTTGATGCACTCCAAAGGCATTCCGTTTTTACCACAAAGACGATAAAATTCACCGTCCTTTCTCAAATCTTCGTATTTTTGAGCGATGGCTATAGTTTCGCCGAGTGAATACCGAGACCTAACTGAAATTAGATATTCCGGTGTTATACCATGTAAAAGAGGTTCCTCACCGGGTTTAAGAAACGTTCGTCTTGTCTGCGTCTTTCTGCCTTCAAGTACGGCTTGTGTTAAGCCGCACCTGTCGTTGAACATAATCTTTTTCATTTTTATCGTTTTAAATCTCCGAGACAGACAAGCACAGCAAACTGGAGTTTTGCCAGGGTTTTCACCTGTAGTTTTATCATCATTGCGGATGTTCCTTGTCTTGATGATTAGCCCTGCCCAATAAATCAAGACTTGAAACCTGTGCTGAATTGTCTATGCGGTAATTGTACTTTTACGGCTACAGCAAATGCCAACCAGTCTAAAACGGCTCAACATCATACTGTGCCTGCTGCCACCAGAGATGGTTAATAACGTCTTTTGAAAACTTTATCTGCTTGTCGAAGTTTCATATTTATACTTTTAGTTCTGCGTTCAAGCCCAACGCCTAAAGGATATGCTGAAGCTCTTTTTCTGAAAAATATTGCTTATATCTTAGACCTCTACAAATCGCCGATATAGTAGTCTTGTCACAGCCATATTTTCTTCCAAGGACATAACAAGGAACTCCATTTTGATGTTGTTTAATAATATTGATGACCTGCTCTTTGTTAAACTTTCCGTTCCATAAGTCAGTTCCATGCTTCTTAAGTCCTGTTTTGACTGCATGGGTTTGGTTTTCACTTGCCGTTACCCATTCAAGATTACTAACTTTGTTATTGGTTTTATTGCCATCAATATGATTTACTTCTCTTTTATTTTCAGGATTGGGCACAAAAGCCTTGGCAACAAGTCTGTGAACAAGAAACTGCTTTAATTTTCCTTTTATACACAAAGCAACTTTCATATATCGCCCATTAGAACATTGCTTCATAAATCTATGCGTTTTATTACTCCAAATTCTACCATCGCTATAAACCAAATAGTCTGTGCCTGGTATATACTTAGTTTCTATCATACATTCCCTCCTTTCGGCAGCAAGTCCTCAATGTAGCACCATTTGCTAATATTAAAGTCTCTTACAACCTCATTCCATGGTATAAAGTCGTACAAGGCTGTAGTAGTAACTTTTATAGCCACAATTTCACCTCCTTCTGTGGCTGTATATAAGATTTGCTCTCCTTCTTCGGGTATTTCGCTTACATCGTGCCAAAGAGCTTTGAGGTTAACATACTCGCACAGTTTCCCTTTATACGTTTTAAAGGGCGTGGCATTAATTCTTACATCTGCAACACCATCAACTTCGCATTGTGTGAGCTGACTATCTTTGATGTAGATCCTTTGTGGTATTTTCTTTTCGTCAATCATAATAGTTTTGTTTTAAAGTTATCGTAAATCTCCAAGTCGTTCCACCATTCTTCTCTGCCGAGTTCAACGTGCCTGTTTTCGGGTGCCTTGTACTTTGCAACTGCCTTTATCCACCCGTTTGGAACAAACGCATTGAACGATTGCAAGCCGCTGCTTTTCTTCGTCTTGCCGACTACCTTGCCGTCAATGTAGAGGTAAAGCGGATGATATTCGCCTTCAAAGCGGTAGCAGAGAGCTTGGAGCTGCTTGTGCTCTATCTCGTTGTAAAATGTCACCATGTAGCGGTTTCCTCTGTGCAAAGCAGCGAGCGCGTGCATAAAATCCTCGTAGCCGAAATGCGTGTTCTTCTTACCGTTCAGCTCGTAGAAGTATCGCTCGAAGATGTCGCGTCGCATATAGAACCAAAGAAAGTCCATATCGTCGTCTGACATCTGTGGAATTGATTTATATACAATCTCCTGCCAGACGTGCTGCCGGAGGTGCGAACCTCTTGCGAAACCCTCAACCGCATTGAGGAAGTCGTGCACATTTAAAGAAAGATTTATCATACTTAGAATTTTTCTCTTATTTTCTGATATTGCTTGGCAAATGTCTTTTCCGTTACCCAGGGACTGTATCGTGTGCGGTAGTAACGCTTAGGCTTGCCTGAAACAAGCCCTGTTGCGTCACGAGGAGTATTCACGCTCATGTATATCTTTGGCACGATGTCCGTTGACACATACGATGTGATATACTCGTCTTCGAAAGCGATATGTCCTGTCTCGCGGAAATTGACATTTGCAAGCGAGAAGTCTTTTGCCATGCTGTTATTCGGGAGATTTATCCGTACCTAAAAGGTGTTGATTGCCATCGTAATGGATGCAGTACTTGTAGACACCTGATAAACAGACGTAAGGGTATCGTTTATTGAATGTATTGTAGTTAGAGAAGAATTCACAACGCCATACGCTATCTTCGTTATATCTCACCAACACCTTGTCGAACGGCTTGAACGAACACTTAGGTTCAGCAACCTTAACAGGCTCTACTTGCAGCGTTTCGGGGTTATACTTGCCGCCATAGTGCTTTTCTGCCGCTTCAATAAACTCTACTCTCTGTTTGTCGGTAGCTTTTACAAAGCAATCCGTGGTGCAGACTTCTTCTTCTCCAAATGTATGGTCATCATAATAGTTGATTGTGGTATTAAACTCTGTGTAATCATCGTTTACCCAGCCGTCGAAGACTGCTATCATTTCGTTGTGAGGGTTGCGTACTACGTCACCACGCTTGAAGAACTTAGTCCAGCAACGCCTCTTTGAAGAAGGAAAGAGGACGCATTCACTACCCTCTATATTAGAAATATAACAACCGTCTTTTGTGAAAGTTCTAAACGCCTGTTCACCTCTAATATAAACAGAGATTGGATACTCTATGCCGTTAATAACTTCTCCAAGCTTGCATTTGCCGAACATTGGCGAATACAACTTTGTTCCTTTTGGCATATCGCGGAGTATTTCCGCAATGTTAATCTTATCTTCCATTTTCTATCTCCTTTTCTTTTGCTGTTTTCATGCCGTCTTGGGCTCCGCAAATCTCAATAGCTTTTTCCAGTAGTTTTTCCTGCTCGATTGCGATTCTAAGAATATCGCGATAGTCCTTCAGCAACTTGTTGTATATCGAACTTCTTCCAAGAAAGTACCAGGTACTTACAAAAAAGATGGTATTGATGATTGTTAATACTATTTCCATTGTTATTCGGTTTATATATCGAGGTTTTTAACACTATCGAACATTGCCTTTATCGGTGTAAGTCTTAAACTGCCCAGACAAGCGTCGCTATTGGGGTCGTCTTTGAAAGTGTATGAGATAGTGTCCATGAAACGCATCATCTCAACCTTTATTTCTCTACCTCTGTACTCGCTGTTGAGTTCTGCGACTACGTTTTTAAGCACCTCAAAAAACATAACTGGAGTAAACTTCTCGCTAAACACAAATTCTGAATTTCTAAGAGCTTTCAAATTGTATGCAAGATCCTGCGTCTTTTTGTTGTGAACGCTACATCTCGGGCGCTCACAGTAAAATATTTCTTCTGTCATATTATTGTATTATTAGTTTCTTAGTATATGCGCCTTCACCACCTTGTGAGCAGCTCGTGGCTGCGCTTTGTTAAACTCTTCTACAAACCAACGTTCGTACTCGTCGTGGAAACGTGGTCTGTGCTGTTTCTTGCCTTGGAGAGGATAAATATCTGCGATAAATTTCTCTCCGTTGTCTAATGTCAGTACGGCTTTCATAGCTTACCAGTTATAAATCCAAGCTCCTTCGCTATTGCAAGGAAGTCGGAGAGTTTGTCGGGCGATACATCGGTCTTCTTGCCTCGCGAATAGACAACGCCATCTTCAACTTTGAAGTAGTTATTGCCATCCATGTGGATAAAATAAAGCTCACTTTCCATGTTACTTCACCTCCATATTGATTAAGTCGCCAAAATCTTCTTCCGTCTTGCAATCGTAGCAGTAAGTCAGCCTGCCGTAAGCATCCTTTGTGAGCATCATTATGCTGTTGCCGCTGCTAAGCAAGTCCTGAAGCATATCAATACGAGGATATATACTTACGCTGTTGTTCTTACTAAACCAACGAACGCCCGAAATAAGGCTTATGGTGTAGAGCGCATACCGTTCTCTTGCGCCCTTTTCGTAAGGAACAAAGACGTAATTATCTCCTTTTATGATAGACCACACATCGCGCAGCCTACTGACAAATGTCTTGATTGTTTCCTTCATATCTGTTGTTACATGTTAAAGTTAATTTCCTCGGCAGGAACCATTTTAAACGACTCGACGTTCTCGAAGCCCATACAATCGCCTTCCGTGGTTGTAATATCAATCATTTTTTTATCAGCGTATGGATACATCGCCGCAATCACATCTACTGATACAATGGACGGCACGGGGTCATTCTTATGAAAAATCAAAAGAAAATAAGGTTTGTTGTTTTCGTTTGCCATGTTATTGTCCTTTTTTTGTTACAATTTCCAGTGCTCCAAGCAAAGTCTTTTCGCTAATTCCCTTGCCGGATGCAACGCCATCTTCCTTGATAGAATTGAGAGCTTCTTTGAGACATGTGATATCAGAGGCGAGTTGTTTTATGAGGACACTCATTTTCTCGTCTACATTTCTCACATCGTCACGATTGGCGTTTACCGAGGTTAGTATCTTGACGCAACACTCCTCGATATAGTCCTTTAACATTGCTTCGTGCTCCTTCTTTATCTCCTCGACAATAGCCGACGAACAAATAGGGAATATGGCAAAGTCGCACTTTATTCTGTCATTTGGTGTTTTTTCGTTTCGGATGTGCACATCGCGTAACTCCATGTAACAGCTACCTATCTTTACAAGATAAACTCCTTCGCCATGTGGGTAATGGTCAAGAAAATAGCGTTCGTTCCCATTAAGGGTTTCGCTTTCTTCAATTACACCCAAAATCGGTATTCTTATTTCTTTTTTCATGAGTTTGTTTTCTTTTGTTTTGCCAGCATACGCTTGTACGCCCTACGTTCTGCTCGCGTCATGCCGTCCTTTTTGATTTCGTAGGCTTCTTTATCCATTGCTTCCATAGGCTAAAGTTCATTATATTCGCTATGTTTTGCGGAGTTTCCGTGAAGGAAGCCGATTGTGTAGCCGATTGAACCTACCACAAAGGCGACGTAGGCTACGAGTAATATTATTCCTGTTGTTGTCATAAAGTGCATAATTTCAAATCTTAGTTTTTCAATATCAAATATATACCATATTATAGCACGACGTATTTGTTGGCGTATATTTTATATATCCAGTTACGATAACTATATGTATAGTTTGTAAGCATGTCTTCTGTGTATTTTGCAAACATGCTAAATCTTTTGGCGATATTGCGCATTTTCTTTACGATACCATAATTCGCCGCGAATTTTACTATTTGCATTGATTTAGAGATAGACATACCTATTTTTGCCGCCATGTATTTGTATGAAATACCTCTGTCTATAAATCTTCTGCTATAACCAAAACGATTACAAGTTTTCACCGCTTCCGTATATTCTTTCTTAGAATGTGGGTTGCGCTTCTGCTGAATCATTTGTTCGGCAAAGTCTTTTCGACGCTGTATTTCTACAAGCAACATTGCGACTAAAACATTTTCTAAATTCTTGATTTCTTGTGCATAGGCATTCTTTTTTAAGTTTACATCAGGTTTAAATTCAACACTCGGCAGGACAACGTTGCGGTGAGCGGTATGACTGTGCAACGATTTGAAAACGAGGTGCTTTTTATCAACGCCCGTTTCTTCAATCAAGCCCATGCTGCGCAAAGTAGCTAATCTTGCCTTTATAGCGTTTACGCTTATGCCTGTTATATCATGTAATTTGTTAATATTCCAATTCTTAATAATAGAATTGCGAGAGTGCGCTTTTACAAACAAAGAAAACGCTATCGCCTTTCTTAAATCGGAATTGCGATACATTTGATTTATTATATATCTCTTTACTTTCATGTTTGTAAAAACAAAAGCGACAAGGTTGTGTACTTACCTCGCCGCTTCGTATTTAATGCGTTTGTAAAACGCGCCTAAATCCATGTCGACACTTTACGATGTACACGGGTCGTGAAGTGGTGCATTGTAGCAATACTTTTGCTTTTGCACGCCACAAAATTAATAAAACATTCTCAATCTTAATAACTTTCTATTAATTATTTATAATATTTTAAGAGTTTGTATTGAAATTCTATTAGTTTTCACTAACTTTGAAGCGATAATTATTAAATTTATTGCTTATGATGTATTCACAAACAGAACAGTACCTTTGGGCTGACCGCATTCTAAATGCCGTTTGTGCGGTTGGTGGCATAACCTTTATGCAACTGGTGTCAGAGATTAAAACGGCGAAAACCAACGAGCTTCGCGGCTTGTACTGTCTTATAACAAGAGATTATAACATTCATCCCGAACGCGCCGCACGGCTTATTTCTCGCACAAGGCAGAATGTTATCAACCAGACACGCAGATACTGGCAGTATATGCAAGCCAAAGACAAAACTATCGTGAGTTTATACAACAAAATCAAGGACTACCTAAAACAATACGACAATGAGAAGGGATTATGATGTAACAATACCGGATATGCTGTTTCCAACGGACAACGAGCTGGAGATACCTACGCTCGATATTAATATGCAGGCTCGCGAATGTCAAATACCGTTTCTCTGCTTCGGCGAGCAAAAGCGTACATACAACATGAACGGACAGGGAACGCTGCATTTTTATACTGATGACTATCGCTTCACATCGGTATACGAACACCCTGAAAAGATATTTAAGCAGCACCGCCCTGCGAATATCGTAGAGCCAAACTTTTCGCTTTACAACGAAACGCCAATATCTTTCGGTATGCAAGCACTTTACAAGAAGCGCTGGATAGCTCGCGCGATGCAATCCCGAGGTATTGGAGTATTCGTCGACCTTAACGTGGCGCAGAAATGGTACCAGCTGAACATGCTTGGTGTTCCGCGCGGCTGGCAGGCTTTTGCAACTCGCGGTTATTCGGACAGACTAAACAATCTTGAGTTTGAATTGTCAATCGCCAAAGACTGGGCGCTCGGCAAGACCCCTTTGTTTGTGATATACGGTGGCGGCAACGAGTGTCGGCGGTTCGCCCAAGAGAACGGGTGCGTATATATCAACCCCGTCGTTACGACAAAAAAGAAGCTTGAAGCCGTAAAAAAGATACAGGAAGGCGTTGCGTTCTTCAACGAGGAGTTTTCTTTGAAGAAGGAGTTGGAAAAGCTCACGCCGTTTACGCATCAGATAGAAGATTATTCTAAGATGAATAAACAAATCGGAGAAAACAAAGAAAGTTTATCCGAGAACGAATAGGATTTGTGTTCATATTAACAAAAGCAGTACCTTTGCTTGAAACATAAGCAATAGGTTAAGTTTAGGGAGGCTGGCTCGCGAGAGTCGGTCTTTTATTATATATATTATTGTAGTGCACCTGTAAAAGGTTTAAAATATTTTAAATATTAAATTCTTCCTATTAATAATTTTGCTACATATTAATAATTTATTAATTTTGTGGTGTCAAAATTAATAGGCGACTAAATAATAGGAGATACAACAATGTTTGAATTATCACAAAACAAAATCAAATTCGAGTTTACAAAAAGAGAACTCAGAAAGCTCAACACGCTCAAGAACAAGGTAGCGAAACTTAACAATGACCTTAGAGAGTATTTTGATACTTGCGGTGAAATGTCGCTGCCCGACATCGAATGTACATGTATAGGTTACAGCCCAATGGGTCTTGTAGACACGCAGGACATCAAAGATAAGGATGGTAACGTGTTTGGCTTTCGCGCCTACATAGATGACCTCGAAACGGCGGTTGTCTATGTTGAGGAGGAAGGCGAGATATTTCTTAGCGGTTGGGAAGAACTCGAGGATGATATTAAATATCAGCGTCGCAGACTTAACAAAGCTTGGAGGGTATTCAAAGCCGAAAATCCTGACGCGGAACTTGAACGCGACGACGACGAGGATTAATTGTTTACACGGGGGTAGATGTTATTTACCCCCCCCGATTACATAAATCATTAACTTTGTAAAATAAAAACAAAAAACTATGGCAAAAGGTGGGGGTTCAACAAGAACAGTAAGCGCAAACAACGCAAGTGCAAGCAGAACAAGCAGCAGCGCGAGTGCAAGCACAAAATATAATGCTGAGTATATCAGTGCAAAAACAAAAGAAATAAATAGTTTTAAGCTGCCAAAGCAAAACGATTCTGAATATATACGCATTAAAGATGTAGAATATCGCATAAGTCATCAGAGCACATACGACAAAAGACATATCGTTGACATTGTAAGAACATCAGATGGATATTCTTTAGGTCGTGAGGTGTTTACAAATAGTGGTTCTTATGGCATGGCGACTACAAGAACAAAATCACAGGTGCAAAAGGCAATTCGAAAAGAACTGCTAAGGTTGTTAAACATATAACACTAATAGTCTATTTAGTCCTACAGGTTCACGCTAATAGAATACTATATTTTTATTTAGTCTCTAGAAATATCCCAAGAAAAATTTGGCACATTACAGAAGATTTTATAATTTTGTGGTGTCCTACATATTCAAAGGCGGTGATATAGCCGCAAACACAATCAGTTGGCGGTATTTTTTACCACCAATCGAAACATATCGGTATCGTACCCCCGTGTGAAATGTTAATGCATTCACTGCCTTTGAGGTGTAGGACAACGGGAAAGGCGATACCGTTTTTTATTGCCGATAACTTTCAAATGTCCTACAATGAAAGAAATTAAAAAATTTAATTCTCCAATGTTCGGAGAACTTCGTGTAACACGGAACGAGAAAGGCGAATTGCTTTTCTGTCTTAAAGATGTGTGCGACTCACTTGGGTTGCAAGTTGGAGCAACAGCTAAACGATTAGAGCAACAGGTCATTAGTTCAATTAATGTCCTTACCAATGGTGGAAGTCAACAAATGTACTTCGTCACTGAGCCCGACCTCTACCGTTGCATTTTCCAATCTCGCAAACCCACAGCTCGCAAGTTTCAAGATTGGGTATTCAACGAAGTGCTGCCTTCGCTTCGCACAACAGGCGCATACGTTGTGGCTAAAGAAGAAGATTGCGAGGAAGACATTATCGCCCGTGGCTTGATAGCGGCTAAGGCGGCACTCGCGAGACGTGAGCAGCGCATTAAAGAACTTGAATGCGAGAACAGTCAAAGCAAACAAGTTATCGAAGCACAAGGCGAGCGTATTGCCAAGGATGCGCCAAAGGTAGAATACTACGACCAAACACTCAATTCGGAGGATTGCATGACATCAAGCCAAGTGGCTCTCGACCTCGGCATTACGGCACAGGAGTTGCACAACAAGCTCTGTCAAGCAAACATCATCTACAAACAGTCAGGTCAATGGAATTTGCACAAGCCTTACAAAGGTTGGAAATTGCACGATACCAACACCTACACCTTCCCAAGCAGCAATGGTGGTACACATACAAAAGTCTACACTGTTTGGACACAGCGAGGCAGACGTTTTATTATTGCCCTTTTTAAAAACAATTTCAACGTGAAGCTCGCTCTTGCTGAGATTAACGGCAACATCGCCAAGTAAACCAACCTACCCAACAACTTTTCAAATACGAACAACAATGGAAAAGAACGATATAAACAACAAGGAGAATGTATCAATCAGTGACACAACCAACAACATGCTCGCCTTACTACGGGATTTCATTCAACTACAGAACAGATTAATCGTTGTTTACGACGATGAGGTAGGAGGCGAGAATGTTATAGAAGCTTCTGCGGAACTCTACCGCTTTATGCAAGATGCTATAACGGCAAATATCTGCGAAACACTCACAGAAACGCAGGTAACACAGCTGTAAAGAAACTCCGCTTTTAAAGGGTACGCACAGTAAATGTGGCGTACCTTTTTTTGTTTACACAGAAACCGATAAAACCTTATAAACCTTGATAAATCTGCTTAACTTTGCTTTAAATCACTATAAAATCAGTTTAATATGGCAAGAGAAAAGAAAATATCACAGAACCCAGCCATCGCAAAGGATGAGCTTCTTGTAAAATTGGGGTTCCGTGAAATGATAGACATTACAAAGCTCCTCTATAATGAGGGGCAGATTGATGGCGTTCCAAAGAATCCTCGCTATTTGAAGGAGAGCGAGTACGACAAGCTCGTCAAGTCACTCACCGATAGTCCCGAGTTCTTGGAGTACAAGCCTTTGATGGTTTACGGCTTGGAGAATGGCACATACGTCACCATTTGCGGTAATATGCGCCTCAGAGTAGCTAATGAGCTGCGCATCGGCGGCAATATAAACTTCGAGAAGCTGCCTTGCTTCATCTTGAAGGCTGATACCCCGATTCAGAAAATCAAGGAGTATGCTATCAAGGACAACGTACAGGCAGGAAACTGGGATTGGGACGAGCTTGCCAACGGAGATTGGGAGGTAGACGACTTGCAGAACTGGGGCGTTGATTGCTCATTTCTTGGTAATGATGACGGTTTTAATCTCGAAAACGGCTCGCTCGAAGGTTTGCAAGATGGCGGATTCCAGAACCAGGTTCGGGAGGAAACGAACTCTTTTCAAATGTCATTCGTTATGCCACTCGACAAGAAACCAGAGATTGATTCTTTTGTAAAGAAAAACGGCAAGGAGTATATCGTAAATAAGATAGTTGAAATGTGCTGCAAAACGGAGGAAAAAGAATCTTCTGAAACGGAAATTACAGACGAAAGTACGGTGTTATAGAATAAAGGTATAACAAAAAACAATATAAATATGCCAAATTGTGGAAGTCAAGTAATCTTGTGTGATGTACCTATACGTTTTGATACGTATGAAGGATGCTCGCATCTGTGCGAATATTGCTTTGTACAAAGAAAATCAGATGTGTTTAACAATATAAAGCCGAAAGAGACAGTTGCCTCCCTTATCAATTTCATCAAAGGACAACGAACAGGTGATGTAGCTTGGTGTGATTGGAATATACCATTGCATTGGGGTGGACTTTCCGACCCATTCCAGCCAGCAGAAAGAAAGATGCACTACTCCTTAGAGGCTTTAAAGGTGTTTGCTAAGACCCAATACCCTTTCATTGTTTCGACAAAGAACACAATGAAGTTGAAGACCCAAATATAGATAAAGAAAAAGAAGCCACTTTGTTTCTCGCCAATAAAGGCTACAAAGTGTATCTTGACAGTGAACGTGCTACAATAGAGTTTGAACCTCATAACGATGGACGTATTTACAATATCCCCATGGATATAAAGACCATCAATGAAGCTGGCAAATATACTATCAAAAGACAATTGGAAAGGGCGAGTGCTCAGAATGTGAAAGCGGTTGTTTTGTATCAGAACAGCCCTTTGGCGGATAAGAACTATGTGAAAAATCAAATCTACGGGGAAAATGGGTTTATACAAAAATCACCGAAAAAGGCATTAGAGAAAATTGACTGGGTTATAGTTGTAGGTTCTAATGGGCATGTACATAGACATGATATTAGAAAAGAAAAAGCAGCAAGATTAAATAGTTAGCGGAGGATATGCCTCCCTAACTCGGATTCATCCGCAATATTATGCCGAAATGGAGCTCCCGCATATCGGGTTACCCCAACAGATAAATCATTGCAAATATAATAATAATAAATCAAACGGCAAAATAAAATGCACGAATAAAGCAAATAATTATGAGTAAGCCTTTACCCATCAGAACAACCATCGAGCGTGCGCTCAACATTAACATTTCATCATCGCTGCCTGCAAAAGACAAGGTGGCGGTGATGGAGTGTTTGCTAACGTTGAGCGCAAGTGAAATAAAGCGCATAAACGAGAGTGATAAAGCGACTACGTTTGTCAGCCTATGCGCTAATATACTCCGTCGTGGCGAGCTGATGGAGTATATGCAAATTCTTGAAATGTGCCGTAAAACGGCTTTAAACAGCGATAAACGTGCTTAAATGTACGATAAACACATAATGAAAGGAAGATATAAGGAGGAAGGAAAATAATATGGCACTATCAAAAAATGAAAGTAAGCGCAGAAAACAACTTGCCAATCTTGAAAAGGGCAAGTTTAAAAAAGGCGAGATTACCAATCCTAAAGGACGACCGCCCAAGCCTAAAACGATGACGGCGTTCATAGCTGAAATGAAAGAAAAAGGTTATGAAGTACCGACCTCGCAGACTATAGCCGAGTCATTTCTGTACATCGCTACCCTTCCTGAGGACGAGCTTAAGGCAGTTCTCGCCGACAAGACACGCCCTATGATGCAGCGCATTGTTGCTAAGGGTATACTTGACAAGAAGGGCATGGACATACTCGAGCGTGTTGTAGATAGAGCTTACGGCAAAATACAGCGCATCGACCTTACGAGCAAGGGCGAGCAAATCAAGCAGGATCCGTTGCAAATACACGTCATTTCAAATACAGAGGAGTACAACAAGGTTCTTGCGGAGATACAAAAGGAAAAAGAACGCAAGGAAGCAGAACTTGATAAAAAATAAGGAAGGTAAAATTATGGCAAAGAACAGTGGTGGAACAAGAATGGGCACATCAAAAGATTTCGAATGGTCGCATAGCGATTCCTACGAAGATGTGTTGCACGATGCACAACAGATATTTAAAAAAGAGGCTGCCTTAGGTCTTGGTAATTTTATGCAAAGGAAGCCAAGGAAAGTCACCGATACAGAATACGATAGACTGCTAAAAAGTGGCGATTATATAGAAATAGTACATGGAAGTAGCGAGAAAGGTATAAACGAGTTAGTCAACGGGAAGTATTACATCAATAACGACTTACACATTGCAGGTTTTGGATATTATTTTTCAAAAGACAAGGCAACAGGCGAAGGCTATTCGGCTCGTGATGGAGAAAAAATGCTTACGGCACTGATAAAAAAAGTGACATACTTCAACAATCAGAAATAACAGCCAGAGACAGGGAAAAGGGTTATAACCAATATCTCGGGACTTCCCCTACGTTGAAAAACGGCAAACCGCTTAATGATATGTATAAGAAAGAATTTTACAACACGGCAACAATCGCGGCACGCAAAGGATATAAAGCTGTTACGAGTAAAAGTTCTAATATTGTCATTATAGATAGAAGTGCACTATTAATAAAAAACAAGTAAAAACAGATGCCGCACGTATTTTTAGCAAAGAACTACATGAGGGTAGATGCCGCCAAGAAAGCGGGATTTACGACCGTATCATTACAAGGAAGCTCGCGCTCCGCGAAAACATGGTCGGTTGTGCAGTTTCTTTGTATCTATTGCTTTAACAACGCTGGAACAACAGTTTCCATAATACGTGCTGGTATGCCCTCAATCAAGCGCACTGTATACCGCGATTTTAAGAACGTAATGCTTTCTTTAGGTTGGTGGAATGACAAGTCTATGAACAAGTCGGAGTATGTATATACTTTCCCTAACGGCTCTTGGATAGAGTTTTTTTCTACCGACAACGAGCAGAAAGTGCGCGGTTCAAAGCGTAAAATACTATTCGTGAACGAGGCGAATGAGCTTTCTTTCATCGAATGGCAGCAGCTACAGATGCGTACCACAGAGTTCTCCATACTCGACTATAACCCTTCATTTTCCGAAGAGCATTGGATAAATCAAGTCAACGAGGAAAAGAGCACCTATTGGTTTATCTCAACATACAAGGACAACCCATTTCTTGAGCAGAAGGTAATTGACGAAATAGAAAGCTTAAAGTGGAAGAACCCGAGCCTGTGGCGTATTTACGGACTCGGACAGCGTGCGATTGTTGAGGGTCTTGTATTTGAGAATGTGGTTGTAGATGATTACATACCAGTTGAAGCACATAGACATCATTGGATTGGCATGGACTTTGGTTACACCAACGACCCAACAGCCATTGTTGAAGTGTATCTTTGGGGTAACGACCTATATGTTGATGAACGTTGTTATCGAACGAAAATGATGACTGACGATATAATCAGAGAGCTTAAAGCTATAAAAGGCGACTTAGAAATAATATCAGAGAGCGCAGACCCACGTCTTGTTGATGAAATATACAATGCTGGTCTGAATATCAAACCAGTTACAAAGTTTCAAGGCTCAATAAACGCAGGCATTATGAAGATGCAACAATTCAGGATACATGTTACGAGCCGTTCTGTGAATATTCGCAAGGAGTCTAATAACTATACTTGGCAACAGGACAAAGAAGGAAAGTGGCTCAATGTACCAATTGACATGTGGAATCATGGATTAGATGCTATTCGTTATGTTGTACTCGACAAGGTACTCGGTGCTTATGGCAGTGGCATGAGTGCAAGCGAAATATTGGGAATAATATAAAAGCATAAGTATTGTTTTTTGTTTACACAGAATAACTAATTATAATATAAGATAATATATTATTCTATAACTTCGCTAACAAAGTTAGCAAGATATGAGAAAAATTACAGAAATACTTTCAAATAGCGACGCGAACACCGTGCACACGTTGCTAACAGCACGAAAGCTGCCATTCCATCGTAGCTTTGATGAACTTATGCGCCAGTGGGATCCATACAAGCACGATGTGTTTGACGAGAGCAAGCGTAAGAAGAAGAAAATCAAGGTGCCAACAGGACAAAAAGACCCGATGGACGGAAGTCCTATTTACAAAGATGAATTTGTAGATAGGGTAAGAATCGCCCTGCCTACACAGAGAGTGGTTGTAAACCGTCTCGTTGGTTTCATGCTTACGAATCCCGTGACATACAAGGCGAACTCGCACGGCGTTGTGCTTAAGACACTTGACAACAAGCAGCAGCAGCTATATGACGCTATCATGCACTGCTATCATGACAACAAAATGAAATATTTTGACAAAAAGCTTGTGCGTACAGTATCTTCACAGTGCGAGGCGGCAGAGCTGTGGTATATGACGACAGATGAAGAAGGAAGGCTGGGCGGCGAGATACGGGTACAGTTGCTTTCGCCCAAAAACGGCGACAAGCTTTACCCTCATTTTAATGACCAGCATCGCATGGATGGCTTCGGTCGCGAATACTTGGTGTTTGACGAGCTGGGCACTTCGGAGCAGCATTTCGATGTATACACGGATAGATATGTCTACAAATACATCAATAATGGTTCAGGTTGGGTTATATATGAGGTTAGAGCGCACGGCTTTACTAAGATACCGGTAGTATATTACTACCAATATAAAGCGGAATGGGCTGACGTACAATGGGCTGCGGATAGAGTCGAGGTGTGTATTTCTAACTGGGGCGACACTAACGACTATTTCGGCACGCCTAAATACTTTATACAGGGCAGACTTGAAGGTTTCGCGGAAAAAGGAGAGCAGGGCGCAGTCTTTCAAGGTGGAAAAGACACAAGCATGAATGTCTTATCGTGGGACCACTCACCAGAGTCTGTAAAGGGAGAGATAGCATATTTGTTTAATATTATATTCTCATTTACCCAAACGCCCGACATTTCATTTGAAAACATGAAGACGCTGGGCAACAATACGAGCGGTGCTGCCATTCGTCTTATGTTTACTGACCCGTTCATAAAAGTCGGCAACAAGACGGAGCTTTACGGCGAGATGTTCACACGTCGAAGCAATATCGTCGCGAACGGCATTTGCAACGCTGGCATATACGTTAAAGGCATTGATGCAAGCGTAGCGGAAAACATAGACTTTGAACCAGTATTCGAACCTTATGTTCCTAAAAACGATGTCGAGCTCTTACAACTTATTACACAGAGCAACGGCGGCAAACCGTCAACCTCGCAGCGTCGTAGCATTGAACTTAATCCCCTTAACGACGATGCAGATAGTGTAGAAAAGGAAATGAAAGAGGAACAAGAAAGCGAAATAACACAACAGGCTGCGCTTATGGGCATTGGCAGCTCGGCGAGCGCATCGCAATCTGTAATAAACAGAGAGGAGGAGTAAATATGGCAAAAGGAGGTGGAGGAACAAGAAAGAGTCGCCCAAAAGAAACTCTCTCTACTGAAAAGATTAATGCTGTCAGTGACTACATGTATACAATTGACGATAATGGAGCTTATTCAGATTCAGACAAAGCGAAAGCTATATATAAAGGTCGTGAGGAATTAAAGAAATTATATCCAGACCAACCCTTTATTACTGTTACACATTTAAGTGTTGACGAACAGGGTTATCTGCATGTGGAGATAGGTCTCAATAAAAAAAAGATAGCTGGTATGCCAAGAAGCTTCGGACAAATTAGATATGACACACATGACAACATGTTTCATGTCTCACATGAAGGATATGAATGGAGGACCGCCACTCTCAACAATCTGAGAGAACAATACAAATATATTCAGGGCAAACAAAACTTTGGTAGATGGGATAAGAGAATGGAAGAAATGATTGACAGACACAACAACAAACCCACAAAAGAACATAATGCTTTTATGAATATTGTACAACGATATAGATTAAGTAAGTGATGTCAAAGAAACTAACATCAAAAAATACGAACTATAAACAAAAAAATAATAATTATGGCAAAGAATAGCGGAGGAACAAGAAGAATAAGTAGTGCGCAGAGTTATCGCACAGGACCAGGGTTTACAGAACCGATAAAAGGACCTATATCTCCGTCTTCAAGTCAGACCGAAATACAATACGTATATGTAGACAAGTTGACAGGCAACCAGTCTGATGGTTATAAAAATATTGACGCTGTTAAAACAGCGATTAAAAGAGTTGAAAAAGAAGACAAAAGAGCTGGTACTTACGAGAAGGACAGCTATTACATTGAAAGAGTTGAAAATATCAAAGGTCGCGGTCGCTCAGAATATTGGCACTTTGGTAAATAACAAGGTCAAACATGGCAGAAAAACTTACAGCTAAAAAGCGGAAAGAAGATTTAAACAAGCTATTTGCTGAATACAACCGCCGTCTTGGCATGTTGTATAGCGGCTATGTCAAGAAGCTACTTGCTCTTGGCTACAGCGAAGATGTGCTCGAAAGTGACGCTCTTTTTAACTTTGACAACTTTCCAGTGCTCAAAGCTCGACTTAACGAGATATTTAACGACTACTTTCAAAACAGCATGTTATGCTACAAAAGCGGCATGGCAAGCGGCGTTTCTTTGGCGTATTCGCACGACAATGACGCATTGGGACAATTCTCCGTGCTGACAGACAAAGCCTTAGAAACCGCAAGAAAAACGGCTGCTGCGACGTTTATAGTCAATAGGCTTAATGCTAAAAACGGATTAAACCTCGCGCAGTCCGTTTGGAACTACTGCCAGCAGACAAAAGCGGAGTTTGAAATGGCGATGTCTAACGTTATAGCCGACGGACTCGAAAAGGGTACGTCCGCAGAAGAGGTGGGCAGAAGAATACGACAGTATTTGAACAACCCCGATATGATGTACCGACGCTATCACACCGTGAAGGTGTTAAAGAACGGACAGAAGAAAGACGTTGTTACTTGGCGCAGGAAGCGCATTATTAACGGACGTGTACGCTTCGTAGAAGAACCGCTCGAGCATGTAGGGCAGGGTGTGTACCGCTCTGCTCGCAAGAACGCTCTGCGTGTAGCACGCACAGAAATTAATGCAGCCTATCACAAGGCGCGAAATGGGCGCTGGGCAAATGAACCATTTGTTATCGGTCAACACATACATATTTCTCCGCAGCACGATCCAGATGAAGATGCGGACATCTGCGACGAACTCGAGGGTTATTATCCTAAAGATTTTGACTGGGACGGTTGGCATCCCCAATGCATGTGCACCAGCGACCCTGTAATGATAAGCGGCGAGGAGCGCAAGCAGTTCTACAAGCGTATGCTTAACGGTGAAGACATGTCCGGCTACGTTTCGCCGAACAGCATTAAAGACGTGCCCGACCAGTACAAACGATACATCGAAGCCAACGGCGACAAGATTGTAGACGCATTTAAACGTGGTAAGCTGGCATGGCATTTGGCGAACAATAAAAGTTATTGGGTAAAGTTCTTGGACGCAGCACAGCGCAAGCAAATGGGCGTAAAAGCAATTTCGCGACGCGAAGCAATACAAGAGATTGCAAAAGCAAGGCACGCGAAGCGAGATGCAGCCAAAATACAGCAAAACTGGAAGAAGCGACGGATGACGATATACACAGAGCGAATGAATAACAATCTTAAAGGTATACAACTTGAAGGTGCGCTTTTGGGCAGATATTACGAAGTTGTGAAAGCTCTTGCATCCCCAAAAACATGGGATGTGGCAAATGTAGAAAGTTTATACAAAAGATTTGTGCAAGAGGTAAATACACACAACATCAGGACGACAAGAATGGCTTTCGAAGCATATTACAAAGAACACAAGAAAAATATTAAACAAAGTTCAGTATTGACAAACTTGTGCAAGCGTCTTAAGAAAGCTGCCGACCCGAATGAAGTCGTTTCTTTGTATGCAGAGCTTCGTCATAAGTCGCTCGTATACACCCGTTATCAATTACGGCAAACAGGGCTTGTAAAAGGGCTTGCTTTTGATGGCGACGTAAATGACTACATAGTTTCTAAAGCGCGTAGTTTGCGAACCCCTAAAGGCAAGGTTGTAGACATCCGTGAATACGTATCAGATTTTGTAAAATATACAGACAAAAATGGTATAAGTTATTATTATGAAGTCTTTACGGATGTACTAAATGCGAATTTTAATGCAAGCAGAGCATCAAGATTTATAGAGAACAGCCCTTCTTTTATCCACAAGAATCTCAAAGGAATTATGAGTTGTAATCATTCGCATCCATTGGATGATTATTTCAGAAAAGTTTATAAAAACTTCCCACGAGGCTATATGTATAGTTCTGACCCTGTAACAGTGCACTCCGTTTCCACATGGGAGTATTTCAAAGAGAGTATTTGTCATGAGGTAGGACATCATATAGACAAGAAACTGCAAGACGTATCGTCTATGACAAAGTGGTTGCAAGCCCAAAAAGCAGACGGAAACTATTACCGCGCGTATAGCCAGCAGGCACCATGCGAGGATTTTGCGGACACGGTTTCGCAATACGTCATAAATAAAGAAAAGTGCCGCAAACAATTTCCACACAGAACTGCTCTGCTTGAAAAACTACTTGCGACACTTTCAAATTAAGAGTACACTTCAAAGATTCGGTTGTTGTTCTTGTCGAACTCGATAATCCTTGTATGCTTCGCGTTTTCTTCGATACACGGCTTCATGTTTTCGTCAAAAAAATAGGCTGTCATTTTAACACCTCCGTGGGGAGTTTCGCCATAGACAGTAGAAAATGTTGCTTCCATAACTGTTTCGTGTTTAGTTAATAATATGCAAATGTACGCCAAATATTTTGCACGCACAAATATTTGAGCTACCTTTGCACCACATTGTTGTATCTCTAACGAGATATTACGTTAAACTCCTTGCCCACTGCCAAATGTATCTCCGTCGGCAGTGGGTTTTTGCGTTTAAAAGAACACGGCATTAATCGTAAAGAGCGTTATCTAAATCGTCGTCACCAATCAGACCGTCCGTGTCGATAGTAACATCGACCTTGTAAGCTTCTATACTTAGGTTGTAGACGCGACCTTCAAGGCTACCTTCACACGAAACGGCGCTTTTTAAGTTATTTCGAACCTTTACGGTTATCTTTGCTTTGTACAGTCCTTTTTTATCTTCCAGCGTGTAAAGCGTTGCGTCGTCAGGGAAAGCTTCGTCGAAATACTTTTGTATGTAAGCTTTTACATCCTCCTTGTTTGCAAAGATACGAAGAATACCGTGCCGGATATTTATTACATCCTTTTCGTTGTCCTCCATCTGGTCGTAAGACTCGCCAACGACAACGTAGACGGACGATAATGTAGGTGTTTCTTGCGTGCAAGCTGGCGACGATGTCGGCGCTTCTTGTGGTTTTCTAACTGTAGCCATATCGTTATTTTCTAAAGTTTATATAAGCACTCGGGTAACGCATCGAGCAATGCTCGGTAACGGCGTACCCTTGTCGGCGAAACGCTCGTACAACGTTTTCCACCGCTTCAAAAGACGATGTGTGCCATTCTTCATTAGGCAAACTACCAACCCAATTTCCTGCGCAACAACCATCGGTTCGCTGTAAAATTTGTACTTCGTTTCTTGTCTCCAGCTTCTCGAGCACCCATGATGCAAGTTCGTTTTCCTGTTGCTCACGGGCATTTGACTTTGGAATTTCTATCATATTATTCTTTGTTTTTGAATTTATAATTGGGACAATTGTAAGCTTTCATCATAGCCAGCACGACAGGAAGCATAAGTCCATGCTTACATCCTCTACCGTATTTGTCGGCTGCTTCACACGTTTCACAGTTGTATCGTGTATTAATGTTTAACGCTGCCATTTACTCTTCTTTTTCGTATTCTTCCACACTGAAATACTTTTCGTCGTCAGTGTCTTCTTTTACCATATTAAGCATACCTCAGCCGATGCCGTTATCAATTACAAGGTCACAGTGTGCAAACTGGTTGCCCAAAAAATTGTGCGCCACAATAGCTTCGCGCTGCGGCAGCTCATCGTTGTTCCAAGCCTCGCTTATTATCACCGCTGCTTCTCTCGGTATTTGTAATGTGACCTCGTTTTTTACGATATTACCATTGCAAACAGTTCCGATTTCTACGATTATTGATGCTGTTTCCATATTGTATGTGTTTTGAGTGAATGTTTGAATGCGCTTAACGTTTTCGCCCAACGGATTATTACAAAGTTATCATCTTGTACTTAACGTTTGTTCCAACGTGCTTCATTATTTTAGATGGTTCGCACACCATCGCCACATGACCAATAAACATCGTGGCGGATGTTTGGTTTGCCTTATTAAATGAAGTTTTCCTTCTTCCTTGGTTCTGCCCTTCCCTGGGATTTTTACGGCTTATGTAGCAAGAGCATGGTCTTTGCTCTACGGCTTTTGTCGTGTTGTGCTCACGCCTTGTGATTTTGCGCCATTACCAAGGTTTGGCGGTGGGATTAAGCACCCTTTCCTGCTGTGTTTAGTGTACACCTCACCCTTTCCCCTTTCAGTCCTTTCTTTGTTTACGAGGCAGGAAACGGCTCAAAGGTAAATTGATAACCGAAAATCTGTAAGACTGCCTAAGGCTAATGATGCCTTTGTTCCGTGCGTAGGCTTGAACTACTTGTGCGCCATGTCGCAGCACGGACAATGTAGTGTTTGTTATTTTAGTTTGCTAACCAGGTAGCTAATCTCTTTCTCCGAAAGTTCTATTTTATTAGAGTGCTTAAACTTGATTATCTCCTCAATACCAACTTGCTTCTCTGCGTAAACCATTGCGCCTTCAATATTATTATTAGAGAGCGCACTAATAATGCTACACGCAAAAAGTAACATTTCTGTTTTAGCTTTCTCTTTAAGGTCTTTAAGCTCCTTTTGTAAAATCTCGGCTTTTGTGTTGAATTTACATCCGCACTCGATAGCTATATCCATGCTGATATTCTCGCACATCCTGTCAATGTCGTCGCCAAACATTTGTGCAAAATACGTATCACCTTTAAGCGATTGTAAAATCTGAATCTCTTTTTCTTTTGTCATTGTTGTATCTCCTATTATTTAGTTGCTTATTAATTTTAACACCACAAAATTAATAAATTATTAATAGACGACAAAATTATTAATAGAAAATATTTAGCATTTAATAAATTTTAAATGCACTCTTAAAAATATATAAAATTATAGCTATTTATTTGCCACCGCGCACAAAAAAGAGTATATTTGCAAATATATTAACCCTATGCTTACGAAACAAATCTACGACATGAGCGCAGAAAATGTGCGCCAGTTTGCTTATGAGTACCTGCGATGCGGTGTGACAAGCCGATCTATACATTGTTTTGAACGTTTAAAATGGCTGGGCAAACTGCGACGACATGAGTATTTTCTACTGGCTATGATGCACGCACAAAAAGGAAACAAAACAGAGTTAAGACATACGACAAAAAGATACAATACTATTTTTTAATTCAACATAATAAAATGAAAGCAAAAAAAATTCTAACAGCATTAACATTAGCTGCCTTATTGGCATCAGGCACTGCTTGTTCTAATAATGACGATTCAAATTCAGAAAACAATAAAATAGAAAATACGCATTGGGTTCAAGTAAAATCTAATTTCCATAATGCCGATAACGTTGCTGTTGACAAAATTGAAGAAAACTCTATTGTAACAACAAAAATAAAAGAATTGCAAGGATTGAAATATACAGAAGAATCAGACACAGACACACAAGGTTGGTTTTGGGATTTATGCGAGATAGAAAGACACGACTGTGACTCCGTTATGACTGCATCTTTTAGCTCTAATAAATGCATTTTTCATGTAGAAGTATCTCGTTTACGAGTAAAGGCTAAACTTACAAAAACAGAGAAATATTACAAGCTTACAGAAGGTTCATACATTGTTAGAATCGGATACAGCAACCACTTCGAACAAATTACAGTAAACAGCGACGGTGTTTACAGGGCTGATGGAACACTTTTCATACCGTTTTATGGTGAAAAAGGTGCTGTATACGAAACCGATTATTCGTATACAGACAAACAAACGTTTAGTGAAAATATAGAAGAGTACACAATCGTAGCAGACTATCAAATATCAAACAACCAGATAACGTTTACTTACAACAAAAATGGGCAAAAAGAAGCATTTAAAGGATTGTTATCTCAGGACGGAAAAAATATAACCTTTGATAATAACCCAATAGTAAATTCTGTTAAGTCTTTGAAAAATAAAATATAGCAGCATAACTAAAATATTAAAGTTTAAAAGTGAGGCGTAACAACCTCACTTTTCTTTTAGCAAATCAAAAATCATTTGGCATACATCTTTTATACCATTATGCAAGTAATGCCTTGTTAGATACAGCACATTATAGCCTTTATCCTCTACGTGCTTTGCGTAAGACATGCCAGCTACGACAATGATAGTGTAGCCCTTGGGCGCTACCACGCCGTCTTTTGAAGCGTATTCTTCCAAGATATTATCCACTTGCGACTGACCCCATTTTACCTTGTCGGGTTCAGGTATGCTGCCTACAACCTTATTAACGAGTTTGCCGTCGCAGAATATTGCGAATGACATAGAGTTTTTTAGGTTTGCTGTGCGGTCTTTATAGCCTTTATTATCTTTCGAGAAAGTGACAGCCTTCTCGCCAAGCTCTGCCAACATCGTACTTAAAGCGTTGTCCACAGCTTGCTTTTTCTCCATAAGCCTCTTTTTCAAGGCTTCAACTCCTTTTATCTGTATGTCAACCTTTGCCATAAGGCAAAGATAATATTTTCCCTGTAAATAACAGAAAAATAACAGGGTTTTAACAAATAAAAGAGTGGAACGCTGCCGCCCCACTCCATTTATTACAAGTTGATTATTTCTTTGCTTGCTCTGTTTGTTCGACAAGTGGTAGAATACCATGCTTTTTTAATGTTTCGTATAAGAATAATCGACCCTTTTGTGTCCATTTTGTATAGACACGCGCGCCTTTTGTACCGTCACTATGCGGATATTCAAATGTTTCCGACTGAACATAACCACATTGTAGATATTTAGCACGTACAACCCATGTTGTGCCAACCTTGCGCTGTATTTGCATATTGCGAAGAGGTACATTGAACGCTTTTGCTGATTTCCCATAATCTTGTGCAATAAGTGTCACCTGTACAGTATCTTTACACTGGAGAATAGTGTCTACATAGCTGACTTTAGGCTGCATTTCTGTGATAGCGGTTGAAAGTTCAACTATTTCTGTGTTCTTTTGTTCTATTTCTGTATTCTTTTGCTCTATTAGCCGTTGTTTTTCCTCAATAGCCTGCTGTTGTTTAGCGGCGAGCATCAACGCTTCGGCAAAAGTCTGAGGAACAGCAATAGCTTGTACCGCTTTATGAAAGACTTGCCGGTAGACCTCGAATACACTACGGATTTTCCGGGCAATAAAATATTCAAGACAAGAAGTCGTAAGGTAGTATTCTATTGTAGGTCTACCCCCTTTGGGGTTTTGCGGATTTTTCCGCAAAACTTGATAGTCAACATCTTTTATGAACTGCTCATTATTAATGAGTGCTTCTACAGCATCCGATTTCTTGCCATATACAAGCGGCCATACATCATCAATACTTACAGGAAATTCCCTGTTGGACTGTGAAAGGTTTAACACTGCGGTAAAATACTCCTTGATTTCACTATTCGTACTCTCTTTTGTTAATTTCAAATTTGCCATGTGATTTTTGTTAAGATTTATGTGTTACAGACAGGAAATAAGTATTCTGTTATTGTGCAATGGGGTTACTTGTAGTAAGGGCATCGAGCAATTATTTGTACAGCACAAGGTCGCTGACATACGCCCAATGCTCAAGACCTCTGCCGTCATACATAGAATAATCCATTAGCCACCACCTGCATACGCCTGTCTGCGTAGTTCGTCGCACAGCAAGCCGGAAGCCGCATGATGTTTGTAAAAGACACCACTCGCCTTCTTCGGGCAGCTCTTTATTCGGCTCATGCCAAATGCTGCGCAGATACTGTTCAATGCCAGCAGCGAAAGATATACACAAGTCTTCGCGTGCAAATGCTTCCTTGCCATCACCTCCACAGAAAAGGTTGAGCGGATATTTCTGCGCCCACATTTCGCCTTTATCCGCTAAATCCTTTCGCGTGAGAACATCAACTTGCGCCGCTTCCATTTTCTTTGTTTTTCGCATCAACGTATTCTTTAAGGACACAAGCTCCGTCGCCCAAAAGTATATATTTTTCTTTTTGAGCGTCAGACATCGCTTCGTAGGCGGCGCAGCTTGCTTTTTTTATATTTTCAGGGTCGTACAGCGTTGTCGTAAACTTGTCAAAGGTTTGCTTTATCTTTTTGTTTTCAACGATGTTTTTTTGATAAACAAACCTGTCTTCATGCATTACGAGCTTCAGCATTTCTTCAACCTGCTTTATCGCCAGCTCTGGATAAATAGCCATGAAGCATTTCTTTATATCCAGGTGGCGCAGGTATTGTATACGGTTAAAAATGTGGTCAAACGTGCTTACAGACATGCACACAAGGTTTTGTAACACCACAACCGTGGCGCACAACCCTGCGCGAGGAATGCCAAGATTTTGCATTTTCTCCGCTATTTGGTCGCGCAGTTTCTCGAGTATCGGTATCGTAATATCGTAGAGCTGATTGGCGTACTCGTTGCAATAATTAGGCTCCGAGTTTTCTTCTACAATCTTAATCGTTTTGCGAAGCGACTTTTGTGTTTCTTTAAAAATCTTTTTAAGCTCAAAGCGAAACAAACCCTTCTTTTGCAAATAGCTTTCCATGTATATAAGCCAGTTGTCCGCTATCAAATATTCTGTATATGAGAACTGGAAAACGGACACTTTCCCTAAGTTAAGCGTTTCTTGAACATACTCTGCGTCTACGCTCTGATCAGCGAATACACGATGATGATTGCCGAAAGCTTCTATGTTAAAACATTTGATTGGACTTTCCATGTTGCTTTGTTGTATTTATAAGATATTGACGATACTCACTGACTGCTTTTGTAAAATAAGGCGACAGGTCCAGTCGGTTTACATATTCTTCAATGGAATTTATGTTCGCACTATTGTCGCCACGCTCCCAACCGTTAGCTGTAAGCACCCAACATGCGGTTGTGAACGTATCAGATTGCACATTGTTGACCGTGTTGTAGTTTACACGCTTTTCGACTACGATGTTCATCTTTCTGTCATTTGACATAAATTCAAAACCGTTAAGCGTTTTAGCTGCAAAGCTTGTATCTCCATTGCTTCTGATAAAAAAATCTTTATTACACATTGCGTATCTACGTTACTGTTATTTTATTTCTATTACTTTCAGCCACCGCTCAATAGCGAGCCTTGCCTGCTCAAAAGAGTGACAGACAATATACTCAAAACCAAGCTTGCTGACTTTGTTCTGAAACTCCTTTTGCTTGTCCGACTGCTTCCCTTTAGTTGTTTTCATTTCCAGAAATAGCACGTTGCGCTGCGCTATAACAACTAAGTCAGCGAAGCCTGCGAGCACTCCCTCGCGTTGCATAATAGCTGCCTCCCTTGCGTTGCGAAAGCCTCCGTTAGGCACGGCAGCGATAATATATTTAGGATATTGTAAGCGGAACCACTGAACAACTGCCTGTTGAATTTTAGATTCTTCATGTCGTGGCTTGTGTTTCGTAGGCAGTTGCCGTTTTAAGAAATCATCAAATTTCATCTTTAGTGCGCTGATTCTTTGCTTGAGTTATACACGAAAACCATAACCTCCATTCTTCTTCTGTTCTCATCCAACGAAGACAAGGACGTTCTTTAGGCATAGTTAAAACACTTATCAAACCAAGCATTTCGTCATACGTCAGTTTGTCACTATATCTATCGCCTTGACGAACAGTAAAGCAGTTATTAATGTCTTTATCTGTTTCTATAATGATTTTTTCCATATGTTACTTCCATTCTGTATTGTTATTGTTTTCTATCTTACGATAATAAATCTTACAACGTTTATTCTCGTAAATACCATCATTTTTAGCAAGAGCGTTCCACAAAGCATTGAGCGTCACGCCGATTCTTTTTCCCTGTGCAACAACAAGTTCGGGACAAGTGTTGTACACATAGTTCGTTTTTTTGTTTTTAAACTCGAGCACAACGACGCGCTTGCGAGGATACACTATTTTTCCTTTCATGCCTTAACCTCCTTTTCTATCTGCTGCTGGGACTCACTGATAAGCAAATCAACTATTTTATTGAGCACTTCGCGGTTACAAACGACGTGCGTGCCATTTGTCGCACTAAGCTCCATGCGATACACAACCTCTTCGTTTCGCAGTTTTCGATATTGCTCGTTTAATTCTTTTAGTTGCTTTATAGACATTTTCTTGTTTTTTTATGCAGGTACTACCCAATCAGCAGCACCTGCTATTATTATTACTTTAATATCACAAGGTCGGCAACATGAGTGCCAGCTGGAAGCACAAGGCTATCCATGCGTGTTCCATACTGCGTTTGCCTTACGATGCTGACATCTTCGTTGATGTTGATAACTACATATATCTCCGTGTGAGCTTCAACGGACATCGAAACAACACAGGCTGTTTCAAGGCGCTTCCCGTCTTCTACAAGCAAACCGTTAACCGCATTGTCCTGCGTTGAAACAACCATCGCTACCGTGTTATCTTTAACATACTCCGTTGTCGGCACCAGCACTTTTCCTTTGTGTAGCACAACATCTTCGTTTGATATAAGCGGAATAACCACAGCCCTCAAACGGCTGTCTACGTTTACGTTCTCTGTATCGTGCGGCGTGTCAAGTATTGGCATCTCCGCGGACTGTTCTATTTTCTTTGGTCTTCCCATGTTTCTAAAGTTTATTTGTTTTAAAATGGCAAATCATCGACGCTACCAACGCCCACTATCGGCGCATTGCACGCATCGGCTGCGTTATTCAATACACTCTCAAAAGCCTTCATCCCTCCAAGAATAGGCATTGCATCAAGTTCCTCTTTACTCATTTTTTCGCGCACCTCCTTTGGCAACGACTGCTTTACAAGGTGTGTCTGGTCGTACTTTGGTTCGCGCAGCGCAAACGCACTCAAATCCAAATAAACAGCCTTTGGTGTTCCATCTGCGTTCACACTCACGAATAAATTGTTATCTTCGATAGGAATCACAAGACATTTCTTTGTCGCAGTGCTTCCTTTGAGGCTTGCAACGCCTGCGTTTTTATACTTCAAGGCGTTAAGTTTAATACCAAAATTTTCTTTTTCCATGTTGTGTGTATTTTATTTTTTTAGTTCTCTTATAAGCGCGTCAGCGTATCTTACAGCTTCCTTGGCGCAAGAATCGAGGTCTTGATACTCAAACATCGCATCATTCTTCTCCCGTGCGTCAAATCCTTCGTCCGTATAAAGAGCGCAAAGCATATCTTTCGCAATCTCGTATCTGCGCTGTTCCCAGTTAATCGACCTATGGGTGATGTTTGTCGTACCGTTACGCTTTTCTCTTGTTAGCTTTGCTACACAATCTTTACAACGTCCCTTGTAGGATTTTGAGAAAACAGACAGCGGCAAAGTCTGTCCACATATCTCACATGTTTTTGTTTCCATATCTCCGTTTTTAAAGTTAGCCTTCGGAATAGGGAGTCGAACCCTTATCTGCGCCGTGCTTAAGGTTGCATACACGACTACTCATAATCTAACAACTAATAACTTATTATGGCGAAAGCTCGCAACCTACCGACCCAATGCCGGACAAATTATTCCGAAGATAAAAGCCCTACCGCCGTAGGGCTGTCCTAAAAAATAAATCATATTAAATCTAAAATCGCGCGTCTCGCGACGCTACGAAACAAACTGTTCTATTCTATAATACATGAGTGTTTAAGAAGTCAACCATTGCCAAGTTCTGCGAGAGAATCATCGGTTGGTCAAGCGTCGCGGACTTATACATGTCTGTTGCTGCGTTGTAGAAATCCCAAGCCGTAACCTTGCCCTTGTGGTTGTATGCAAGCATCATCTTTTCCGTGATGCGACCTATCTGTGCTTGATTCAGCGGTATTGTAGCACCGTTCCGTATTTCCTTGTGTTTTGTCTCGGAAGCGACGCGTAAGGCTGTAAGCATTCCTATGATTGTAAACATCTCCTGCGCACTTATCTCGCGACGCTTCATCTTCTCGATTTTTTCATCGTCCTCGGCGGTGATATTGCGCAGGTTGTCAAGCCAAATACTAACCTTTTCAAGCAGCTCGCTCAAGCCAACGCCCATCGTGCTGCCGTCTTTATATGTAGCAGCGTACTGCTCTCGATTCAACATTGTTTGGTTGTGACAGATAACAACGTTTCTTCCAATGCCGACCTGTAAACCTTTTTGGTGGAATGATATAGCAAGGTTTGTTGTTATAGCTTCGTCACCCTCGCCTTTGTCAAGGTCGTAAAGACGAATGTTGCAATACACGCGGCGCAGGATATGCGCTTCGATGGCACGTTCACCAAATTTTTCCTCCTTTTGTGGAAGACGGCTTACACCTGGTGCTCTACGGTCTTTGTTGTTAGCTGCGAACAAATCCCATATCTCAGCACGATAACCACGTTCAGCGCACATCTCTTGTATCTGCTGTATGAGCTGAAAATGATAGATGCCCATGAGCGGATTGCCGTTGTAGTCGTTTTCCTTTTCTGTGCGTGCGAGCTGTTCAAGTGTCAGTGTCTAAACCTTGCTTATGTCGAAATCAAGGAACTGACGGTCATTTCCGCTTGCAACTTCGAGTTCTGTTGCTGGTTCAGCGACCATGTTGTTAGATGCTGCTACATTCATTGTTGAATACATTGTTGTTTCCATTTTACTTTGTTGTTACGTTAAACTTGTTAATCTATAATTAGAGAGTCTCCACGTTTTCCACGTGCAAAAACTCCTCATCTACCTGCGTGTACATCGGGAGCATTGTTTTGCCATACAGCCATTTCGGCATGACACATTCGTTTAAATCTTCCGACTCGCTGCTTGGGCTTACGATTATCTTATTTTCAGGAACCCAAACTTTCTGATTTTGCTGCTCTCCAAAAGAGAACATCTGCGCTTTAGGCGTTTTGACATCCATCATTGCTTTAGGGCAACGAAAGCGCACCATTGTTGTCGTTATCTCCATTGTTGTTACTTTATGTTGTGTGTTAATAAAATATCCACATTGTGATATAAGCTACGGTAAGGCAGACACCCATGCTTAATGCCCAATACTTACACTCGTTTATTTCTTCTTCACTCCAATTGCGTGGATCCATGTAATCTTTCATATTCTTTTTGTTTTGTGGCGAAGCTTAACACCTCGCCTTGTTTGTTACTTTTCACAGATAATAGTCTCACCGTTGTCTGTCACTTCGGAAAGATATCCTGTAGAGACCTTGTTAAAGAGCTTCATCGCAAATCCTTTGTTTGTTGTGTGACGAGCTTCGTCGGTCTGCTTGTTGTAAATACAGTAAATCATAGTTGTATGTCTTTATTGTTAATAATGTGTGAAGCGTTGTGCTTCGCTATGTTTCTTTGTTAAAGGATATATCTGTCAATCTTTTTGCCGTCGACATAATCCTCTTGCCAAACCTCGTTGTAATCCGAAGTGTCATCAACAAAGTAGCAGCAGACAGACACCATTGCAAGACCGGCATCCAAGCGTTCTGTTTCGTAAAACCTGCCGTCGCTGTGCTTGCCGATGTTTTTAGACTGTGCTTTAGCAATCTTACAAGCCTCTCTGTAGTTGTCAGCTCCGATATAGCCAACTGATTCGTAATCGTCGGCTGTATCGCCTTTCACATGCTGTTTTAGCGCCACCTCGTAGCGAGGTTTAACTGTGTCGCCTTTCCAATTTTTCATTGTTGTATCTCCTTTTATTAAGCTATTAATTTTAACACCACAAAATTAATAAATTATTAATAGATAGCAAAATTATTAATAAGAAAAATTTAGTATTTAATATCTTTTAATATTTAATACTAAACACTACATTAATAATTTATTAATTTTGTGGCGCAATTAAGAGCTATCGTAATGAATTTCCCAATCTAAAAGAACAGGGTTAAATATATTAGACCTCCTTTCGCTATCATTACGAACTCTTGTAAAAAATCGGCGATAGGAGGTTTTTTATTTGAATAAAAATATGATAAAGAACATACGATACAGCATTGTTGATGGTCTTTTCAAGGATAAAGCATCCCTGAAAGCCATTGCCTTGCTGTTGTTTTTTTATCATAGAAGCGGAAAGAATGTTCTCAAGGACTGGTCAGCAAACAAGCTGGCTAATATAACGGGCATACATGCGTACACTATTAAAAAGCGTATCGCTACACTTGTAGATATGGGCTATGCGAAAATAGACGGCAGCTCGCTTGTTTTTCTTTCCGTCGTATCAAAGCACAAGGATAGAAACATTAATATATCAGATATATGCTACGACACCATTAAAGATGTAGAAAAATCCTTATACGCAATTCTTTTGTGCATTGTTCAGTCTCGAAAGGATTTCTGTAAACGTACCATTCTACAAGCTCGCACAGCCAAGAAATTTGATGTTATCAAAAAGGCTCGCGCACTTAAAAGGAAGTATGGCTACGGAGATACTTATACCGAGAACGGACTTTCGTACAAAAGGATTGCGCAAAAATTAGGTGTTTCGCTGAAAACAGCGTTCGATTATGTTAAGTATGCGGTTCTTAAGAAGTTTGTTGCGGTGCAAAATCATTTTCACCCTACCTTCATGCCTAAGGTAGGGGGATATCCTGTACCCTGCTTTACCTTCACAACTAACAACTACGCTTACAACGTAACAGCTAACACATATACAATTATAAATAAATTATTCAAATTAAAAAATCGAGCTACAGCCGTGCTTTAATGCATGGTATATATAGATTATAAAAAATATAGGCTTATGAAAAATTCCACAAAGCTTGAAAAAATAAAGAAATTCCTCGAAGAAAACGGCATCGCGTACAAATGTCGCAACAGGCATAGAAATGGGCACTGCGACTTGTTTGTAATTGCTGCGAAGGTGTCCGTGAAGATAGAAGGAGCAGACGACGATATATTTTATCGCAGACACAGGAAAGGCTACCACCCTGTCTTCGTACGCACCTCCGACACGCCTAAGTTCGCAATAGAAAAGGTTGCAAACACAATACGCGAATCAATGATTAACCAACAGACACACTTAATGAAACAGCACCATGTGTAGACGAAGATATTGTGGAGAGTGTCCGATGTTTAGATATGAAGACACTGACGGCATCGGGGAGTGCTTTGTATGCAAAGAGTTAAGGACTTGCGGTCAAAAGTGCAAGATAACCCGTGATAATATAACAGAAAAGCAGGTGCTACGCATATTGCACTACGAGCAAAAATGGCGCAGGGGAATAAAATTGGAAATGCTCTCGCCTGTGCTGTTTGGCATGGCAATAGACGGTGCGATGCGCTTTATTCGCAAAACGTGTAAAAACAAGTCTTGATATGAAAGCTTCAAAAGTTTTAGTGCGCAGGATAAGGCAAGACCTTATATCCAAGACAAGCGATGCGGAAAAAGCAGCGATACGCAACTGTGAACTACTCGGATATAAGGTCGTTAGACAACAGCCCATAACGACGGGACGCAAGTTGTATTTTGCCGACATATATATTCCATCATTGAAGTTGATTATTGAGGTAAACGGTGGCTATCATTTTACTGATAATCAGAAAAGGAAAGATAAAAACCGAAGTCAAGGTGTGAGGCGACTTGGATACAGTTTATTTAATATCACAAACAAAAATGCAAGAGACGTAAAGAAAATAGAACAGTTAATAAATAAAGCAAAGAATGGGAAGATTATTAACAAGAAATGATTTCCTCCAAAGAGCCCATGAGGTACACGAAGATAAATATGATTACACAAATACAGTCTATATAAACAATAGACATAAGATAGACGTATGCTGTCCTATACATGGTGTGTTTACACAATTTGCAAACATTCACTTGCAAGGCAAGGGCTGTCCCAAGTGTGCAAAAGAACAAAACTATAAACCTATATATGGTGTGGGAATAAATGATTACAGAGGCATCATAAGGCATAAAGGCGTTTTTATAAGGTCTTATGCTGTATGGGCGAGTATGCTTTCAAGATGCTATGATAAAAATTATTTAAGGAAAGAACCTGCATATATAGGATGTGGTGTCTGCGAAGAATGGAAGTATTATAGTAACTTTAAAAAATGGTTCGACGATAACTATATAGATAGATATGTCTTAGATAAAGATGTATTAAAACCAGGAAACAAGGTGTATTCTCCTGAAAACTGCGCATTCATTCCTGTCGAAATAAATAGAGCTTACGAACGAAGGAAGCGGAATATTATAAAGAAATGTCCAACTGGTGTTGTATGTAATGGCAAAACGTTTAAGGCGTACATTACAATCAATTCTCAAAAATACGACATAGGAACATTTCAAACCGCACAAGAAGCATTCGATAAATATAAATTTTATAAAGAGGAATACATAAAAAGCCTTGCTGAAAAATATAAAGGTAAAATCTCTAAAGAAGTATATCGTGCAATGTATAGATACAAGGTTACATAACAACCGCTCCGCAGGAATTTGGCGCATGGGTTATCACGTTGTAAGATTGAGCAACCACGACGCGCGTGATATAAACAAAGTAAAAGCAAAAATAGAACTTATAGAAAGGAGATACAGAAAATGATTTAAATGTATGAAAAGACACGCATACAGAAACAAAGCACCCTACTCCACCCTGCATCCCGACGCAAGACACTGGACTCGCAAGGGCAGTTCGTGGAAACAGAAAGTTGTCTACGACACGGAAGACGAGGCGTGGGAGTTTCTTGAGCAGAACCCGAAGCTGAAAGCGATGGGCGAACATCCGTATTTCTGCGAACTGTGCTCTAAGTGGCATATAGGCAGACGAACAAGAAGCTTTCGGAGGCAATGAAGAGGTATTACGAAAACAAGAATAAACAAGAACAAAGTGTTTTAAAATGATGGTTTAAATGAAGAAAAAAAATAAAAATAGACGAATACTATACGGGTATCGTAATTTGCGCGAGTTATCGGAAAGAGCCTTGCGAAATCTTGATGGAGCGATGGACAATGCCCAGGATGTTGCCGTAATGCGCTATATGTTGTTGCAGTTCGCTAATTGGTTCAAGACTGACTTCAAGAAACTGCCACTATTCGAGATAGACCCGTTTGTTGACAACTGGTGTAACGGTATGGTGAGGGAGATATACCGTTATATGTCAGACATTACAAAGAAGCAAGAAAGTAAAAACAAGAACGAGATATGAAACAGGAGTTATTGGATGATTTGCAGCGTCTGCTGAAATGCCCGAAGACGGAGTGCGCCGACAGAGCTTTGCTGGACGGTGCGTTGAGCGGATGGCATGAGGAGGCTATGGAGTTTTGCCATTTGGCGGAAGTCTACGATATGGGCGTTACACCTCTTGAACTTACAGAGGAACTTAAAAAGAGTGGAATATTCAATGAGGACGGCTTACCCGACCAGCGTTTTGTTGATTGCGGATATTTTAGAGTCGTTGAAATGAAGTATGTGTCAAGCGATGCAGAAACCAATATCATTTACAAGGTGATTGTGTATCCGCTTGGTATCGCATTCATTTCGGGTTTTACAGACGCATTGAAAGACAGAAAAAGACAGAGCAATGACTAAGGACTGGAGCGGAAGCAGCAAGAAATAACAAGCAAAAATAAAACAAAATGGAAAGAGAGAAGATAGTAATAGAACTTTGCGGCGGCAGGATGCCTGAAAAGGCGCACGATGCCGATGCAGCGTATGATGTGTTCACCAAAGAAGACATGGAGATGTACGACGGGGGTCGTTGTGCAATACCTCTTGGTTTTAAGATACAGCTTCCGAAACATTTGGCAGCAGTTATACAGCCAAGAAGCGGCATGTCTGCCAAGGGTATGTACGCTCAACGACTGTACGATGACGGATCTGTTAAAGAGGTGCGAATTGATGCCGATGTAAAACTCGGCTTGATAGACAGCGGCTATACTGGCGAGGTGAAAGCAATCGTAAAAACCTTTGAGATAGGCAATTATCTGGCAGAGAACATTATTATCCCAGCCGGCACCAGGATAGCGCAGATGCGCATTGTTCAAGTTCCCAGCGTGATGTTTGAAGTCGGTACGATAGAAAAAGACACGGAACGAGGGGAACACGGATTTAATTCTACTGGAACGAAATAAAAAGCGACAAACATGAACGAGATAAAAATATTTGAAAATCCTGCGTTCGGAAAGATTAGAACAGCAGGGACGAGTGAAGAACCATTATTTTGCTTGGCAGACATTTGTCGAGTATTAGGAATAAACAACGCCACAGACGTTAAGAAACGCCTGAAAGAAGATGGGGTAGATTTAATCGAGGTCATAGATTCTATGGGGCGCACACAAAGAGCACACTTTATCAACGAGCAGAACCTCTATCGTTTAATTATGCGCTCCGACAAGCCTATCGCAGAGCCTTTCCAAGATTGGGTGTGTGGCGATGTATTACCCTCAATCCGCAAAACAGGAAAGTATGGACTGCCACAGACATTTGCCGAAGCTCTGCGCCTCGCGGCTGAACAACAAGAAAAAATCGAGCGACAGCAAAAGGCGTTGCAAGGATCAGCGCATGAAATCGTTGTTTTAAATGGCGCAGTCATGCAAATGCAGCCTAAGGTCACATTTGCCGATGCTATTGTTGGAAGCAAGTCAAGCTGTCTTGTTGGGGAACTTGCAAAAGTTCTTACACAGAATGGCATTACAATAGGTCAGAACAAGTTGTTTGAATGGTTGCGGAACTATGGCTATCTTGGCAAGAAAGGCGAACGGTACAATATTCCCAACCAACAATATATCGAGCAAGGACTTTTCGAGATAAAGAAGGGTGTGCGTAGCGGAAATGATGGCGTTATGCATACAACAATCACAACAAAGGTGACTGGCAAAGGACAGTGCTATTTTATCAACAAATTCAAAAACACCTCTGGCGTAAAATAATATATAACTTAAATAAGCCGTACAAGGGCGGCTTGCAGGTGCGAATCTTACTATTGATTTTACTTGGTTTTGTTACAAAAGCTGTGTCGCAGAAATCGCGAAGCTCGCAAATTGGGAGTGGTTTTTCTTTTGTGACAACTTTTTTAATTTACCATGTACCCAATCACTGGGGAGCTTGCATGGCTTTAATGCGTGTTGTAGTCGTGAGGATTATGACGCGCATTTTTTAAAATCGCACAAATCATTTAATTTTCATTAAATATTAAAGATTTTCTATTATTTATTTTGTCATTCACTAATAAATTATTAATTTTGTGGCGTTAAAATTAATAGATAATTTAAAATAGGAGATACAACAATGAACACAATTGTCAATAGAATGTGCATCTTTCACAGAAGCTTGCTTCTTACGAGGCTATAACAAGATAGTACTTATGTTGTATCTCTTCGGTGGTGATTGCTTAGGCGGTCGCTCCCGATTCTAAAGAATTTGGAGAATATGGAAGAAATAATCAAAATTACAGAGTATAACGGCAAACGTGCCGTCAATGCGAGAGAGTTACATCAGTTCTTGGAGAGCAAGCAGCAGTTTGCAAACTGGATTCAGAACCGTATCGAGAAGTATGGATTCGTTGAGAACCAAGACTTTTGCTCATTTAATAAAGTTATTAAACGAGAAACTGGTGCTACAACAATAACTGAATATGCCCTTTCCGTTGATATGGCAAAGGAGCTTTCAATGGTCGAGAATAACGAGAAAGGTCGCTTGGCTCGCAAGTACTTCATTGAATGCGAGAAGATAGCGAGAGATGCGGTTCTGGCTTCTTATCAGATAGAAGACCCTATTAAGCGTGCCGAACGTTGGATTGAAGAGCAGAAGGAAAAGAAGGCACTCGAAGCAAAGAACCTTGAAATGCTACCAAAGGCACATTACTTCGACGAGCTTGTGGAACGCTCCCTGCTTACTGGTTTCCGTGATACAGCAAAGGAACTTGGCTTAAAGCAGTCTGAGTTCATCAAAATTCTTATTGATAAGGGGTACATCTACCGTACACCGAAAGGCGAGCTTCGCCCAATGGCACAATACACCAACGACCTCTTCGAGATTAAGGACTTCAAAAGCATCAATAGTAGCCACGCAGGTGTAAGGACGTGGATAACCGTCAAAGGGAAAAAGGTCTTTCAGTTGTTGTTCGGTAGGAAATAAGCTATTAGAAGCAATTATAAATATTAGTTTTCTTTTAGTTTTGCAAACCTAAACTAATAAAACGCTAATAATAAAAGATTTATACAAAAATATCCCAAGAAAAATTTGGCGCATTACAGAATATTTTATAATTTTGTGGCGTTCAATAAAATATCAGCGGTAAGGTTAGAAGCTCTACCGCAAAAGGTGGAGTATTTTTATGCTCGCTTCTTAACGGATTACGATATACGTGTATCGCTTCCCTTGCTTACATTGTAATGGTGTAGGCGTGCCTTCGCTGATAGGCATTGAACAAAGGGTAGAGCGGTACACTTTCTTTGTTGTATCAACCCGACAAATTTTTAACGTTCAAAAATATCAGTACAATGGACGAAATCAAAATTTTGCACAAATCTACTTTCCTTGGAAAGGAAATAGATGTATGGGGAACTTTTGAAAACCCATTATTTAGGGCGAGTGATGTAGCAAATTGGCTACACAACACAAATGTTTCTAACATGGTTAAAAAAGTTGACGAGGACGAAGTGACTAAGTTTAACTTAGGCAGTCGTCAGGGCGAAACTCTTTTTCTTACAGAGAATGGTCTTTATGAGATTCTTATGTTATCTCGCAAGAAGGACGCCAAGCAGTTTAAGAAAGGTGTAAAGAAAATCCTTCATGAAATCCGCACCAAAGGAGGTTACCTTGCCACAACGCAGAATGACACTCCTGCTACAATTTTAGCACGTGCAATGAAAGTTGCTGATGAGGTTATTGCCGAGCACGAACAGCGCATCAAAGAACTCGAAGAACAAGGTCGGCGGCAGGAAATCGTTATAGAACAAAAGGACGCACAAATTGATGCGCAAGACAAGCAGATTAAAATCGCAGCACCTAAAGCAGACTACTACGACAAAACACTTGCGTCTACGAGTTGCATGACAACAACACAGGTGGCTGACGATTTGCATATAACCGCTCATACTCTCAACCGCAAACTACAAGAAATTGGCATAATCTACTCGCAGTCTGGTCAGTGGCATCTAAAGATGCCGTACAAGAAATGGAACCTGGCAGGCACACGCACCTACAACTACCAATCAAGCAACGGCGAAGTGGTAACGAAAGTAACCCTTGTATGGAATCAGCGTGGCAAGCGTTTTATTCTCGCGCTTTACAATAACAATTTTGATGTAAAGCGAGCTATCGCAGAGATAAAAGGTGACATATCAAACAAGTAACACAACAAAAAACAGAGTAGATTATGAACAACAATAAATCAAACGAAAACAAAACAACCTACAAGGTAAGCAAAACCACAGCCGATATGCTCAATATCCTACGCGAGTTTGTAAGTTGGCAGGATAAGGCTATAAGCCTGTTTGAAGGCAGAGAACGGGGTAACGAAGTTATAGAAGCAACGGTCGCGACATTTGATAGTATAAGAGGAGCTATCGCCGCCAACGTTGAACAGAACCTTTGCAACTTGCAGAGTGGCAGGATTTAAACCAAGACAAACATTAAGCACGGAGTACATCGCATTAAGTTACGGTGTGCTCCGTTTTATTTTGCTTGTAATGCATCATTTTCGCAGCCTGTATAAAGTTATAAGCACCAACAAAAACAGCCCAGCAAACCAAAGAAAAACGCCTAAAAATAAAATTGTTTACACAGCCTTTTTAAAATTCTTTACACACATTCATTTATAAAGTAATTTTGTGTTAGATAAAATTTTCCATTAACGTAAACAGAATAAAGTATGACAATTAAAGAGAAAGTGCTTGCTTCTTGCAAAACGTCGTTCGCGAAGTACGGTTTGAAGAAGGATGAACTTACAAAGCTGGTAGACCAGATTGTTGCAAGTCGTGGTTTAACAGATGAGTCAACAGACGAGAATGTTACTGAAGCTATTACAGCCGTGGAGCCGTATGTTGGTATGATGCAAGCGGCGTTCAATAGAGCCGTGAGCGAAACAACGAAGAAGTACGAAGGCTGGGTAGACCCAAAGGCTACTCCGACACCTCCGACAAACACACCGGCTCCTCCAGTTCCGCCAACAACAGAAACTCCGCTTACAGCCGAAGCTGTAGCAAAGATGATTGCCGAAGTAAAGAACGACCAGCAGAAGGCTGTAAACGAGGCAGTCACAGCTGCTCTCGCTCCGTACAAAGAGCGCGAAGAACGCACAAGACTCGCAGCGTTGCTGCAAAGTAATGAGAAGCTAAAGAACGTGCCCGAAGTATTCCGTTCACGCTATCAACTCGACAAAGAGGAAAACCTCGACAGTGTTGTGGAGCAGATTAACAATGATTTCACAGAAATGAAACAAAAGCTTGTCGCAGATGGAATATTTGTTTCTGCACCGACAACAAGTACTCCACAGTCCGAGCAGGATGATTTTATCAAGCGCATGGAAGGCTTCGCGCAGCGTAACACTCCCAAGCCCGAGGGCGCATCATAATCTCAATATATAAAACAACTAAAATTTTTAATTATGGCTTATAAAGGAATGTTTTTCAAGAAAGTAAAGCCGACAAGTATCAAGGAGGCTTCTTGGTGGGAGGAAATGTGTGTCCGCAGACAGGGCGGTTATGACCTCGACCAGAGCAATCTTCCAGCTGGCTTGAAATGGCTTCCTAAGGGCGCTGTCGTAAAGCTCGGCACTGGAGGCAAGGCAGTTGTTATTAAATCGGCAAAGGTAACGGAAAAGGCGACAAGCACGGCTAAGACCGTCAAGCTCTCAGCAGGCTCTCTTTACAAGGAAGGCGACACAATCGGCGGCAAGAAGATTGCTTCTATTGTAAGAGCAGAAAGTGGCGACACGGTAACTCTTACAGCTGGACTTGATGCAGAGCTCGCAGAGGGTGCCATTGTTACTGACTACGACAAGAGCAAGGATATTCTTCTCGGCTTTGCATACGCGACAAAGGAGCTTGACCCCGATGCTGCGCAGGTCGTAGAGCCGACTCTGCGTGTGATGGAGGTCGAGGAAGACTCTCTGCCCTACCCGATTAACAGCGACATCAAGGAAGGCTTGAACGCAAACGGCATCGCTTTGTTCAAGATTCAGTAAGTATTAACACAGGATAACTTTAAAAATATAGAAAAGGTATGAATAGTATATTGAAGCAGCTATTAGACCCTAAGTCTTTTCAGACCTATATTGACGAGAACATGAAGACCTCAACATACAAGGCTCTGTGGAAAAACGAGATTAAGCAGGTAGACTATTGCGCAGCCAAGGTTTATCAGGCTAACCTCGCTGAATACACAGCTGCAATGGTTGGTTCTGTTATCGCCAAGAACGCTGAAAGACCTGTTCACCACATGCCCGATTTCGGTCAGCTCACAGGTTCGGTTGGTCGCTACGGTGACGAGTGGGAACTCGACAACGACTACCTCGACCAGATGCATCAGCTCGAGGGTCGCTATCGTGATGTTCAGGGTCGCAACTATACGCAGGCGCAGCTTAATGCGCAGTACGACAAACTTATTGAGTTTTCTTTCCGTCCGTTTGAACGTGCGGTCGTTGCTCCGCACAAGCGTCTTGATATGCTCTACTATGAAGGTCTTTACTTGGGCACACAGACAGTCTCTCGCACGAACAATGCTAAGGCAAACGTGTCTTACACCTTTGACCTCGGCATTAAGCAGCTCGCCGTTACAGCATCATGGGGCGAGGAAACTGCAACTCCGTTCGCGGACATCAAGAAGCTTAAGGACGAGGCAAAGGCGCACGGTCGCAAGATTCTCAAGCTCCGTATGTCTGAAAACACATTCTACAAGATGTGCAAGGCTAAGGAGATAAAAGACACCTTTAAGCTCAACCTTGGCACGGTACAGCTCAATCCAGCGGTTCCGATGCTCACAACAGAGCAGGTAAATACTTATCTGCGTTCTATTTTGCTCCCGACAATTCAGATTGACGAAGACCAGTTTGTGACCCTCGCCGACGGCACGACACACAACCTTATTGCGGATGACCGCGTGGTTGCTCAGTGCGCTAAAAGTGTGGCTATCATGAAGATTTCGGACGCATTGGAGCTGGCAGACCCGATTCCAGGCGTTTCTTACTCTTCGCACGACGACAACCTCGTTGGTTACTGGCGTGACAAGACTGGCTATCATATCAACTATGATATGTGGGCGCAGCCTGTATTTAACGGTCTCAATGACCTCTATATCCTCAAGACTACGGTATAATCGTAGCCTTGGGGTAAAATTTAAAAGATGTAGTAGTAGTTATAGTTGTAGTATTAAGACAAGGTAGCATGACAATCTCGGAAGCCATCGCAAGCGAAATTCAGCCTTTCTCAACGTCGGACGAGGCGTTGGAGAAGATGTTTATCGACGCTGCCGATAAATTCGGTGCCTCGGAAAGCGTCGATGACGCATACAGTGTGGCTGTAAAGAAGCCTGTAGCGTATGCTGCAATGCGCATACTTTACAAAATGCGTACACTTTCAAGCGAGAATGTGGGCGGCGTATCACAAAGCTACAAGAGCGATGACGAGCTAATTGACGATATGATAAAATCTATTGCCAAGGACGCAGGATTGAGTGCTGACCTTGTTCTTAATACAGACTCTGATAGCTATTGGTTGCAAAGCGTAAAGGTTTGGTAAGGAGGGTGGATGTATGAACTTCGAGGATAAACTGCAAGTACAGCTCAAAATATACAACGTTGGGTATGTTCAAATAGGTAGCGTGTTCTACGACATGAAGGATAGCGGAGAGCCAGACTTTGATGTTAAAAACGAAAATGTCGGCAGCGGATACGACGCGCAGGGCAATCCGATTGAAGCAACGGCAACACGCTTTCTCGATTTTGGCAAATGTCTAATCTTTCCGAATACAAAGGCAAGCCTTATCACGTTGAATGATGGCAGTAAGTATCAATACGCCTACGAGGTGATAGCACCGCTGTCAAAGCAGAAATACAAAATGCTGCCAACGGAAGGGGACACTGTAAAAATAATGAAAAAAGACGGCACAATAGAAAAGGAGATGGAAGTTAAAGGGTTTGTTACCCTTAAACGACGCTATTTGAAATTGTGGCTATAAAACGCAGGGTATGATAATAGGTGACGACGCTGTAAGCGCGATGTACGAATACATTTGCAATAACCTGTCGAATATAGGAGTTGAAAAGGGTAACGTTTTTAAATATAAACGACCCAAAAAGCTTGATTCGGACAGTTATATTGTTATTAATCACTTGCCGTTTGTACACGAAAGTGAGATAGAAAACGGCATGATTAACGTAAACGTGCATGTGCGAAAAACAGCCTCTGATGAACCGAATACAAAAAAACTTACAACGCAAGCGAAAGCAATTCTTGCCTTGTTCGAGAATAGCACATACCTTGGCGGTGCATATTTTGACAGCTATTCTGATTCTCTTCCTACAGAGGACAACGATAATACATACTATATCAATCTGAAATTCAAAGTAACGTATAACAACTTAAAGAAATAAAATATGGCAAAAACAGGCAAAGACGGCGTGTATGGCATTGACGAGTTTGCAATCGCTACCCCTGCGGAAAATGGTGCTTATCCTACCAGTTTTCCATTTAAATTTAAGGCTATTGTACAGGGTTCTTTGAGCTTTAACGACAACGCGGCATCTACAACAGACGTTGAAATCGAGGACTCAGAAGACCCGTACGCAGTATTAACCTCTTCGGCTGCAACTAAAGGTTTTACGGTTCAGACATACGACATGTCTCCTGAAACGTATAAAGAGATCCTTGGTTTTACTTCAACTGACCAAAAGTGGAACAACGAGCAGCCAACAGAAACAGCGGTGTTCAAGGCTGTACAGATTAAGACAAAGGTACTCGACGACATCCCTGCAAAGGTGTTCCAATGGGCAAAAATGAAGCTTACTGTCACCCGTAGTGGCTCTATTGGCAAGACCGGTCTTCCAAATCTTAACATTGAATTCCGTCAGATGGCAGTAATGGATGCAAGTGGCGAGAAGGTCTCTGGTCATCGATGGGCATACCTCGATGATGTTAAGACAGATGTCGAGAAAAAGCTTTAAGTATTCGCATAGGTTATATAATTTCAAATCGTTAATTAGCGGCGAGGCAAGGAGAAATTCTAAGCCGCGCCGCCTTTATTTTAAGCATACAGCTATATGAAAACATCAGATAAGAAACACGTCGCTGAAACGCTCAAAGAACAATCAACAAAAATAAAAGTTGGAAAATTCATTTTTAAGGTCAAGCCGCTGACTCTTATGCAGATATACGAGATGTCTGTCATTGCGAATGATATAAAAAAGCCTAATTGGGAGCTTGGTGATAAAATAAATGTTATTAGCGAGACTATATCACACGGCAATGATGCACGTTTAATGTGCGAAATATTTGTTATTTGTGCTTTTAGGAATACCTGGAGGCGCAAAATGTGGTCACGCTACATTAATCATCATTTACAGATTGAAGCGTTCAACGACCTTATTCAATTTGTAAGTCATTCTTTTAATGTAAATTTTTTCTTAACCTCTATCACTTTCCTCACCCAAACGATAGCAATGACAGAGCCGACAACGACTCGCCATGGGCAATCATCGGAGGAGTAATGAAATACTTTCGTATGAGTTACGAGGAGGTCGTATTTAATCGCTCATACATCAACATAATTCTTCTTAATCGCTCAATACCTTCATGGGATAACCCAGACAAAAAAGAAGATGAAGGTAGCGACAAAAAAGAAGATGAAGGTAGCGACAAAAAGAGAAAGGAAGAAATAGGCACTTGCAAACCGATAAACAAATCAATACACGCATCAGATTTCTTTATGAATATGATGGGATAACACTATATATATTATGACAGAAGAAATACTTGGTATAAGCGGACAGATGGATATTTCCGATATCCAAAAGTCATTCGACACTTTATTTGGAAATCTCGACGAGCTCGGCGTAAAAACGGACAGCCTTAGCGCACGAATGACAAAAGCGTTGAACGTTATTGCACAAAGTTCCGATGTAAGCAACAAAAGTACACAGCAAGCATTTAAGGAGCTTAATGCGATAATATCCGAGGCGCAGGAGAAGCTGACAACAACGCCCAAAAAGATTCAAGATGTTTCTTTGGAATTGTCAAACGCAACAAAAACGGTCGAAACGCTTAAAGATAGACTTTCGCAAGCGACGGTCGGGACAACAGAGTGGAATACGGTTACTCAAATGCTTGAAAATCAAAACAAGACTGTCGAACGACTCAAGGCGCAGTATTCCGCATTAACAAACACTTTTTCAGACGCTCAAACAGCCGCTAACGTGCTCGGTACAACAATGGGTACTGTCAATACTGTAAGTTCTCTTTCAAACGCAGCTACTGGCGTTAATGCAGGGCTTCACGTCGGCGTGGCAGCAGCCGTGGGTGCTGAAAGTGTGGCACACGCAGCCAATGCGGAAAAAATTGGAGTCGAAACACAGGCAGTAAACGACAACACGCAAGCGTTTCAAGAAGCAAATGAAACAAGCAGACAACGAACAGAAACGGCAAATGCAGAAGCGATAGCACTCGACAAGTTGTCTGAACAAGTGTTGCAAGGCAAAGCAAGCGAAGAGGAGTACATAAAAGCCAAGGAGAGCGCGGAGGAGCGTTACCGTCAACTAATGAACGAGCAAGCGGAATTGCTCGAAAAGGAGAAAAAGGCAAGAGAAGAAGCGAATACTTTTAAGGTTGTGGACGGTAATATCGTCAGTGGTGACAACGATATGAACGCACGTGCAGCTGATGCACTTTTGGAGCGTGCTGCAAATATCAGAAAAGAAGCCGACGAAATAGCTAATAGCTTAAATCGACTTTCCGAGGCGTACACATCAACGACACAGAAAGCACAAGCCGAGCAAAAAAAAGAAGAAGAAAGCACAAACAAAACGCTTGACGCAATACGAGCAAAAGAAGATGAACTAAAGAAGCTCAACGAACAACTGGAGCTAATGGAGGCGCACCATGCAAACGGATGGGGCGGCGACTTCTTTACGTCTATGCGCAAAGGCGAAAATCCGCTTAACGTTATAAAGGACTACTTCGCCGAGGGTAGCGCAATCAAGGAAAAGCAACAGCAAATTGCCGATATTACGGCAGAGCTTGAAAAGTTGCGCACAGCAGCAGACGAAACAAAAACATCTACTACCGATATTTGGAGTGGAATGTCAAAAAACGACATTACAAACTCTATACAGGAAAACATTGCGCAATTAAAGATACTCAAAAGCGAGTATTCCGAAATTGCTCAAGTTTACGGCAAAGATAGCGATAAGGCGCAGGCAAACAAGGAAAAACAAGAAGAAATAACTCGCGAAATAATCCAAAGCAAGGAAAAGCTGCGCGAAATGGGCACATCCTATGAGGATGCGACCAAAGAAGCTAAAAAAACCGCGAAAGAAACCAAAGGTATCGGCAAGGAGGCAGAAAAGTCTTCGTCAAAGGTTAAAGGTATATTTGGAGGGCTTAAAAGCTCTTTTAGTGGTTTGATGAAGGGCGATTTCTCGGGTTTGTTTAAATTTGTCGGCAAAATTGGCATTTGGGGTGCTGGTATTGCAGCTGTAGGAAAAGGCTTATTTGAAGCGTCTAAAGCAGCGGAAGAGTTTCGCGTAGCTATGCAACCTTTAAATCATTACATGGACGCAAGTAAAGTTCAAGAAGTTAGCCAAAATATCTTATCTATGACTTCTAAAACAACGAAGTCGTGCGCGGACATGGCGAACGCTGCGTTACAGTTTGCAAAGGTTTGGGATGGGTTGAAAGATGCACCTGGTGCTCTCACCCAAATGATTGAGAGCTCGAACGAATACGGTGCGTTGACAGGAAGAACATCCGAAGAGGGAGCGAAGGCTATCTCACAAATGGCTTCCGAGTATCACATGACAGCACAAGAAGCTTCAGAGATGAACAACATTATTGCTTCGGCAGCAAAACACTCTACGGATTCGTTCGGAGAAATGTCTGACGCTATTGCTTCCGCTGGTTCAACAACAGCGTTATACGGAGTCACCTTTGAGGAGACAGCTACACTTATCGGTTATTCAAGCGGACAGTTTGGCAATGCTCAAAAGGCAGCATCCAAGCTTTCAATGCTACTTATGAGCATGTCTAAGCTACAAGACAAGTACAACCCGTCAGTAGTTGGTATGGTTACAGCCCTGAAAAACCTTAAAGATGCTTATGAAAGAGGTGAGAATGTTGCATCTAAATTCATGGCTCGCAACAGGTCTGTGGCTATGTATTTTATTAAAAATGCAGATGCTATTGAGCAATACGGCAAAAAGCTGAAAGATGCCGATGCAAAAAACGAACTTCTTGGCGATTTAAGCCAACGCGCTTCCACAAATTTGAAAGCTTTAAAAAATGAATGGAACGGCTTTTTAACGGGTCTGAATGCCAATCTTACGCCCGTACTCACAAATATTCTGAAATTTTTTAGAACAATTACAGGCGGAGCACAAGAAGCTGCCGATGTGCTACATTATCTAAAAGTCATGGATAATGAAAAAGGTCGGTCTAAGGCATCAATCGGTCCTGTTGGTACAGGTGGCTTTAATGCCAACCTCGCAGGAAGCACAATCGCAGAAGGGGCGGATGTCGATTTGTACAAAAAACAAAGAGACGCACTACAAAAAATCTATAACAAAGCCGTTGCAGCGGCTCGCAACAAATATAAGCCAAACTCAAAAAAGGGCTACCAAGGTATTAGTGCCGAAGGTATGTTTAACGCAGGTATGAATGCTGTTAAAAATGCTATAGAAAACAGCCCACAAAATTACTCCCAATTTAAAAAAAGTCGCATCTATAACTACTTTTACAAAGAGAACAAAAAAAACACCCTCGCGTTAAATCAAAAACCCAACAATACAAATACAGATTTAGGCGGCGGTTTCGGCGGCGACGACAAAGGCGAAGAAGCACGCAAATATCGTGAACAGCTGGCTGAACAACAAGCAAAGGAAGAAGCACGCAAGCGCAAGGAGAGATGGGATCTGTATGTAGCGGAAGAAGAAAAAGGCATCGCAAAAGAAAAGGATGTTGCTGAAAAGGAGCGCCGTCAAAAGAAATTGGATTTTGAAAAAAAATTACATCAAATCGACGAGGAAGCAGAGCAGCTAAAACAGGCAAACATACAGGCGGCTAAGGCAAAGTATGACAATGACCCTCAAAATAAAAAGAAAGAAGGATTTTATGCGTCTGGGTTAGATAAAAAGGTAACATTAACAGAAAAGCAGCAGAAGATAATATCAACAAAAAAAGAAGTTGTTCATGCTCAGGTTAGAGAGGAAGACGAAAAGGCACTTAAAAATCTTACAGATAAGTATCGAAACGAAAACCAAGAACGCCTGGAAATTGAAAAAAAATACGATGCTGACATAAAAAAAATACAAGAAGCACGGGCAAAAAAACAGGAAGAATTAAACAAAGCAACAACAGAAGAGCAGAAAGAAGAGTTACAAAAACAGATTGACAACCTTGTGTTAGCAGAAGCGAAAGCGACTAAAGACAAAGGTGAAGCTATTGTATCATTCGATTTTGACTTATTGAAGAAAAACCCTGAATACATTCAGGCATTTGAGGATTTGAATAATGTGAGCAACGAAACACTCACAAGCCTTATCGACATGTTCGAAAAGTTCAAGACCAAAGCAGCCGAATCAATGTCGCCTGACCAAATAAGAGAATTTACGAATACATTGCAATCAATGCAAGATGCATTGTTAGAACGTGAAAATCCCTTTACGCAGGTGGCAGAAACCGCAGTAGAATACCAAATATCAAATGCACAAGTAAAAGCCTTAGAAGACTATATCAAAGCCTTAAAAGAAGGCAAAAACATCGAACAAGCCAACGTAGAGGTATCAAAAAAACTCGGTAAAACATACAAAAATCAAGAAGAGGCAGAAAAAGAACTTGCTAAAGCAAAAGATAAACGCAATAAAGCGGAAAATAAACATCAGAAAGCCGTCAAAAATCTCAACGCAAAAATCAATGAGTTGGCAGACTCGATTAATTCGTTGGGTGACATTATTGGCGGTACTGAAGGACAAATTTTAGGCATTATCGGCGGTGTATTATCATTTGTAACACAAACCACAGAAGGTATTAAACTTGTTGCAGCAACAGGAGCTAACGCTATCTCATCAATAGAAAAGGCATCTGTTATATTAGGTATTATATCAGCAGCAATTCAGTTGTTACAAAAAATCGGTTCAATGTTCAAAGATACCCATGCGCAATATGAAGAGTATGCCCAAAAATTAAAGGCGGTAAACGATTTGACCACCGCGGTAAATGAGTATAAATTAGCCGTGATAAAAGCTCAACAACAAGAAAAAACGTGGTTTGCATCTACAGGATTAATAGACCTTCGCGAATCGTGGACATATTCTCAAGAAGCTTTACAAGGGTATTTAGATAAACTGACAGAAACACAGGCGATATATCAAAACGAAAGTGGCGGAGGATGGCTTACCAATTCCTTAAAGTGGGTAGGCTCCGCAGTTGGAAAGATTGTATCATTACCTGGAGAACTTGTAAAAAAAGGATTCGAGGCTCTGGGTGTCGATATGAATAATTGGTTTGGAAAAATCACTAAGGGTGTCGTTAATTTTGCGACAGGTGGATTTGAGGCTATTCTTGGCGCAGGTATTGGGAAAATGGTAGATAATAGCAATAAATATGACAAAGGTACTACTGCGGCTTACAATAACTTGCGCATTGAAACCAGAAAAAAATCCAGTGGTTTCTTAGGCTCAGGCATAGGTGGTCACAAACAGAAAACAAAAGACCTACGCGAATGGACGAAGCAAAAATTTGGAAAAGATTTGTTTGACGAAAATTATATGATAGACGTTGATTTGGCAAAAACAATTCTTGATAAATACGGAAATAAACTTGTCGGCGAGACAAAAGAAACGCTGGAAGAACTTATAAAATTTAAGGAAGAGTATGATAAATTCAACGAGCAATTGCATGAGTATGTATCTGAACTGTATTCGCCATTAGTGGACAACTTTACCGATGCTCTTTTTGATTGGTTTGATAATGGAAAAGACGTGATGGATTCTTTTAAGCAATATGCCACGTCTACATTTCGTGAAATAGCAAAAGAGATGATTAAGTCGATGGTTATCACGGAAATTTTCAACAAGTACAAAGACCAGTTGTCTAATATATATATGGCATATATATCAGGCGCGATGTCAGAGGAGCAATTTATTAATTCTATGTCTGGAGTTATAGGTTCGCTTACCAACGACCTCGAAAAAGGAATACCAGCGGCTCAAAAGACGTTGACGATGCTTGATGAAAGTTTAGGGAAACATGGCTATAGTTTGCATGAAGCAGAGCAATCTTCACAATCCGCAACAGGCAAGGCTATTGAGGCTGTAACAGCAGACCAAGCCAACACCTTGATAGGTATAGGTTACGCTATGCAAATATCAATAGAACAGGGCAATACTACGCGTGAAAGTATGCGCAGTAATGTCGAAACAATATGTTACTACCAGACACAAATATCTTGCGACATTTCAGAAATAAAGGATATACAATACCAAGGACTAAATCAGTTGCAACAGATAGTAAAAAACACAGAACCCATCGTTGCAATCAATGAGAATATAGCGAGCATGTATAAATTAATGAAAGAAAGAATATAGTATGAAAAATCAAGCATTTATAAAGCTTTTGAGCGAAGACGACACAAAATATGTCGACCTTAATGAGTTTGGTGTCACCCTCACACGAGGATGGCGCGAAGCTTTGCTAACGCCAGCACCCGTAAAAGATTATGTTAGCAACGATAGCCGAATTGAGCATGGCGTTAATATGATAGCCACACCAGAATGCGCCAAGCTCAACAAAAGAAATGTTGATATTCCCTTTTTTTTAGAAGGACATTCTACCGAAGATTATCTTGAAAAATTGGAGTCTTTTTTTGAAAAAATAGCGTACAGCGGTGAATTTTGTATGAAAGTGCCCTGTTTAAAACGGGTTTTCAAATTTGTTTATTCGCAATGTTCAAAATTTGGAGATTACGGCTTAAAAAAGGGTAATTTTACACTAAAACTTATCGAACCAAACCCCAAAGACAGACTAAAGATATGATAAATATATACAATCCCAACGGCGATATTCTAATGCAAGCCATTGTCGCCAAAGATGCAAAGAGAGAAGAAGAATTGTCAAAATCCGATTATATATATCTGTCGTTCAATGCGGTTGAAAAAATCGCATTGCCAATGGGTGCGTATATAGAGCACACGTATTATATTGACAAAACGAGAAGTGTAACACAAAAATTTATGCTTCTCGAACCTTATACGCCTACACAGGCGGATGAAATGTCATGGAAATACACCATGGAATTTCACCACCCAAAGATGCAACTTGGTAAAATACCGTTTTACATTAAAACCAAAAACTCTCAAAATGAAGATATTAATCAGACAATTTGGAGTTTTGTTGATACTCCACAAGGCATAATGGGAAAAGTGTGCAACTTTCTTAACAACGACATAAAATTTGGTAAATGTGGATGGAAAGCAATATTATCTGAAACGGTAAAAAACTCCCTAAGCGTAAGTTTTAGCGATAATGATGTCTTGTCGGCATTAAGTGCAATCTCTAACGCTGCTGGAGATGAATGCGAATGGCATATTGACTACGACGACGAGATTATTTACCTTGGCAAGGTAGCTATTGAAAGCGCAGAAAAATTTAAATTAAGTGTCGGTGAAAACGTGGGCGTTCCCTCCGTTACAGAAAGTAGCGACGGATATTATAATGCTTTCGCGGTCTTTGGCGGTACACGCAACATTACGCAGGTCAATGATAAAAATGAAAATGTTTCGTCAGGCGATATAAGATTGCAACTCGCAAAAGGTGATGGTTTAATGGTTATTGATGGCAGTCCTGTGCAATTTAGCGTAGATCAGTTCTCTGTTATGGATTTGCGTACGGACAAAACATTGCCTAAATTTACAAAGGTGCTGAATTTTCCTGATATTTACCCATCTCTTGACACCTACGTTTACGATGTCCGAGGACGCAAGAAGTATGTACTCGACCCACAAACGAACAAGCCTATAGTGTTACGCAAAGACGAGCAAGGCAACGTGCTCGAATACAAAACGTTTACGGTTTGGTTTATGCGTCTGGCTTACTGCACAAAGAACAAAGAAGCGGACAAGCAAGCTGTCAACAGCACGGTTAAAGACGGCGTTACATATTATTGGTACGATTTTGTGATTACGGATGATTTAAAGATTAACGGAAAGAATTTATCTTGCTCGTTTGAACCCAATTTTGAAGAAGGAGCGTTGTCAACGCCTCTTGCTGGCAGGGGAACGAACGGCGATTATGTTGGCTTTGAGCTAACATATCACACGAAATCAAAAACCTCGCATGATTATGACGATTGTTCAACTGGCAATTTTAACATCAAACAAGGCGATTATGAAATAATACATCAAGAGGATAACAATATCATAATACCGACGAACGAGGAGCAGTTGATAATACCTAAAGGCAAAGCTTTACCAACATTTGAGTGTAATAAGGTAGTCCTGTATAACATTGCTATGGCGGATGTCTATAAGGTGTCGGCACAGAAAAAGCTCTTGGAAGCTGCGAAAAAGGATATTATACTCGCGCTGGCAGATACAAATAACTACACTGTCAAGTCTTATCCGCATGTATTTAAAGCCCAAAAGCCAAGATTGCAAATTGGGCAGAGCGTTTCACTTTTAGGCAAAGGGCTGCGACTTGATACTCGTGTTTTAAAACTCTCAACAAACTTGGATTTCGATTATATTCAAGAAATAACGGTTGGAAACAAGGTTATAAAAGGCGCTGTTTCGCAATTAAAAGAAGACGTACAATCAATAATCGCTAACGGCGGCGGCAGCGGCAGTGGTGGCGGTTATAGCGTCGCGCAGTTCGAATCGCTTGTATCAAAATACGGTATCAAACACTTTCTTTCAAAAGAATTTGCTGATGTCGCGCAAGAGATAATTAGCTTTGCAAAGGGTCTAAAATTAGGCAAGGAAGCAGTAGACAACCCTCTCGGCATCTCCTCTGACGGCATCGCCACCCTCAAAGAGGTTGTGTCAGCTGCGTTCCGTTCGGGTGCGCTCGGCTCTGGCTTCAAACTTGGTGATTACAACGGAAGTGGTGACAGTTACTTAGAGGTAGACCGCCTGCTTGTGCGCAAGGCGGCGGAGTTCGTAAGGCTCGTAATCCGAGAGCTTCAAAGCGTAGGTGGCGAGATTGTTCTGCCGCCTGCTGCTATGAAGATTAGCAATGTGGTCTATTTTGAGAAAGGCACGGTTCTTCCCGAATACAACGGCTCTCCCCTGCGCTACAATGTTTACCGCTGCTACTTCTCACAGAAGAAAGGCGATGAGGAGATAGAAAACCAGTTCGTCGAGGACGACCTTGTGCGCTGTCAGACGTTCAACGTCAAGGAGGGCGTGAGTGAGAACGTGAAGAACAGATACTACTGGCGCAAGGTGTACAAGGTAGGCAAAGACTTCATCGATGTGCTTGCTGATTTCTGCGATACTGGCAGCGATATCCCGCAGGCAGGTGACGAGCTTGTACAGATGGGCAATACGACGGACACGGCACGCCAGTCGGTCGTTGTTCTATCGGCATACGGAGCGGATGCGCCATCATTCAAGATGTACTATGGCGTAGATAGCTACTCGTTAGAAAATAAGGAGGTCTTTGTCCTGTCGCGCAAAGAGATGTTCGCCATAGCTAACAAGTTTAAGTTCGTTACGCGCAATGCTAATGGCGAGATAAAGAGCACGCAGTCGTTTGCGGAGCTTGTAATGTCCGTGGATGGACTCAAGTCAACGGTCAACAACAATAAGAGCGAGGTGGATGGACAAATATCAAAGATTAGCTCGCAAATCACACAGACAGCAGGCAAAATCACTACGCTTACCAAAGAGCAGACTGCGATGGGAAATAAAATATCAAAGATTGAGCAGTCAACTGAAAAAATCTCGCTACAGGTTGAAACGACCACGAACTTGAAGAACTGCATCGTCGGCTCAGCCCTGCGTCCATGGGATGACATCGTGAAGATTGCTGCCGGTCTCTCGCAGGCAGTGAACATAATAAACGGTGGCGGTGTTGGCGGCTCAAACTACGCAGTATTCAATGCGCAGGGAGCGACTGCGAACACATGGACTGGTCTATACTTCAAAGATGTGCGTGTGACACCTGGCAAAAAATACATCTTCAGTGTTTGGGTGAGGGTCATAAGGGCAACAGATAGCGGTGTGTATTACACAATCAAACGCTTCGATAATGGTGTCGCAGGTGCAGTTGTTGAATCTAAAAACTATCCCAATATTGTTGGTGACTGGGCACTATACACGTCCCAAATAACAGTGCCCAGTGGTTGCTCAAGGCTACTGATAGAAACGGCTATTCGCAAGAACGGTACTATCAATCTGTGTCGTCTGATGCTCATGGAGGGCACAGAGTATGGTGGCTGGAGCCTTTCGCCTTACGACAAGACAGAGGCAGGCAAGCTGGAGACCGACTTAAAATCTACGGGCGTTGACATCGAGAACGGCAAGATAACGGCAACCGCGGATAGGTTCGAGATACGCAATAATAGCGGCGAGACAACCGCGAGCGTGAATAAGGACGGCTTGCTGGAGGTTGGCGCAGGTCTCTTCTCTGGACTGATACGTAAGAAGAAGACTATCATTACCCCCGACAAGTTGGAAGGCTACACAGAAGAAAACCCGATCAATGGATATATCCGACTAAACTTTGTAAAGACGGGTAGCTTTGTTGAGCTTTCGGGCGACATCGGCAAAAAGACAGGAGGTAAATACCCGACAATAATTCCGCCATTTCACAATCCGAACGCAAGCGATGCCAGCCTTGGTGTGACAAGCGAAGAAGCGGCGACGTGTCTCGGACAGACATTTGTTGTAAGAAACAATACAAGTCCGGCGATAACAATCAATCTCGTTGGCTACACGTCGCTCGTCGGAGGCAGCAACGTAACTCATCCCTACTGGCTTGAAAGCGGATGGATGGCAGTTCTTACCTGCGAATTAGTATATGTCTCAAACGCCAAAACGTATGCTATTGTATGGAATGGATATAACGTACCATTTTCAGCTCCAATAGCGCACAGCGACGAAGGAGGAGAACCTACTGCTGACGAGTCGGCAATAACAGAAGAAGAACAACCAAAAGATTAAAATATGAAGAAAATAGTTAGAGGCAATGATTTTACGTTGCGCATACCAGTGTGCAAGATAGTGGACGGCGAGCAGGTGGCTTTTCCGCTACCTGCCTGCACGGACATCATTGTAAACATCGTGAACCAGTATCGGCGTGTGGCTTTAAGCTACGCTATCGACACGACGGAGGATAATATCATCAATGCGCGTGTCGAGGGCGACGCTGTATCGGTTGGTACATACGCTCTCGAAGTGCGTGGCAGGATTTTCGGCAATGACTGGCGCAGCAAGGAGTACGAGCAGTTCTGCATCGTAGACAACAACGCTTCCGGCGACACGGCGTTCAATGGCGAGCTTATCGAAGGCGAGGACTCGGTGGAGATGAACACGGCGCTTGTTATCCTGCCTCCGACGGCAGAACTGACGCAGCTCATCAACGACGCGAACACAGCTATTGAAACGGCGAAGCAGACGGACGCAACGCTCAAGGCTAACGAGGGCAAGCGTGCGGAAGCCGAAAATCTGCGCACGGAAGCAGAAGCTACACGCAAGCAGAACGAAAACACGCGGCTGGAGGCTGAAACCGAGCGTGTACGACAAGAAGCAGCGAGAGAAACTGCGGAAGCTACTCGCCAGAACGCAGAGACGGAGCGAGAAAAAGCTGATGCCGAGCGTGAGAAACGTGTGTCCGAAGCAATATCCAACACGTCTTCTGCCGCCAAAACCGCCGCTGACGCAGCAGCCGTGGCAACAGAGACAGCCAAGAAAGCTATTGTTGCGACTACAGAAGCGGAGAGAGTGAACGCCGAGCTAAGGGGCAACGTACTCGTAGTAACCGATAGAAATGGCGATGTCAGCACTCTCGACTTCGAGCAGTGGGACTTGGAGGAACGGGTGAATATCACCATTACGACATCTGTTGCTGGAGTAAGCGTGAAAGGCGTGGCGGTAAACGTCTTCCTTAATGATGCTTCGGTGTTCACGAAATACACAACGGATGCTGACGGCAAGGTGTCGTTCACAATTCCGAGAGGAACGATGTACAGAATAGCTTTTCAGGAGTTGAAAGGCTGTGACCCTCTTCCTTCTCTCACTTATACCGCCGCTCTGAGAGTGCGTGACATCAACGTAGAGTATAAGCCGATAAGCGACGAGAGAGCCTCTGTGATAGTAGCGATAGACAAAGCACAGGCCGGAAGTGTAAGTCCGTTCGGAGGCGTGGCAGTAGCCTGCGCCATTGCAAACGGCGACACCATAACAACGGAAACCGACAGCGAAGGAAAGGTGACGTTCCGCGTACCATACAACAAGAAGTACAAGATTACCGCTGCCCAAAAAGATGGCTATTATGCTTTTCGCGGTGTGTACGAGAAGAGTAATGTAGCAGATGTGGCAGAACATAATCTTTACTTCCACTACTACCCTACTACGTCAGGCGTGTTCATTCTTGACGCTACAGGCGCACAATATACGGCGGATGAATGGCAGGCGGCTGGTAAGACCGTGGAAGAAGCAGTCCTCATAAAACTCGTGACGCAGAACCTCGCTAATGGCAACAACTGCTTCGGCTTCTCGCCCGCAGCCTTGCAAGCCGGCTATCCAAATAAGCAGTGGTGTACACAGAATACGCAGTTTAACAACATTCCTTTAAACGGCAACAATGTAAAAGATGCACTGTATTACAATGGCGTAGAAACGTCAAGACTTGTGCGCGAAGAAGCGGAAGAGCGTGGATTGTCTATACCTCTATTCACTTACGCCTATGAGCAGACGGTGAACTTGGCGGATGTTCAGCTACATGGCTTTATTTTGTCGGTCGGGCAGATACTGGAAGCGAATGTGAACAAAGCTCTTGTGGACGAGGTTGTAAAGATGCTGCATGGCAGTAATGCAAAGTTATTCAGTGCGTTATTCACCCAAGACAAATGGACATCAACGCAAGCCAATTCCTATAGCGCTTGGCACTTTTTTTCCGGTCTGGGCGGCAGCACCAGGTCAGCCAAACTCATGGCTCTGCCAGTGTTCGCTTGTTAATCTCTTTATCTCTCCGTTTTCCGCGAGCAGCGGAAAATTAACAATAAATACAAATAAAGAATATGAAGAAAACGATTAGTTTTGTCCGCACGTTCATCCCTGCGGATTTGTTTAAGAAAGAATATGCGTTTGGAGGTTTGACCATTTATCACCTCGACGAGCAGTTGAATGTTGAGATGAACGCATACGAGTGTTGGGAGTGTTCGGTACGGAGTGGCGAATACGCGCAAGACGAGGTTATGGCTGCGTTCGAGGAGTTTAAGGCAAAGCTCGCAGCGTCAGAGCTTGCAACTGCGAAGGCGCAGAAAATAGCGGAGATAGATGCCTACGACACGTCAGACGCAGTGAATAGCTTTTTGATAGACGGCACTAAAATGTGGCTCGACAAGGCTACACGTGTCGGACTGATGAACTCCACTACTATCGCTCAAAGCTCTGGGTTGGAAAAGGTCACATTGTGGTTTGGCGATACGCAACTGATGCTCACCTGCGACAAGGCGATAAGCCTACTCTCTGCCATTGAGATGTACGCGCTCCAGTGCTTTGATACCACAGCGAAGCATAAGGTAGCGGTAAGCGAACTCACAACCATTGAGGAGGTTGAGAAGTATGACATCACAGCAGGCTACCCCGAGAAGTTGGAGATAACAACATTTGATTAACAACAAAATTCAAATATCATGGAAGTAAAATTAAAGCGAATAGCAAAAAAGGAGACATATACCATCGGCAAGATGTATATAGATGGTGCATACGTCTGCGACACTCTTGAAGACAAGGACAGAGGACTGACTTCTAATATGTCGGTTGCGCAGATATGCGGAGTTAAAATCAAGGGCGAAACCGCCATACCTACAGGCAGATACCTCGTCGATATGAAGACGGTATCGCCACGCTTCGGAGGTCGGGCACAGTATCAGTTCTGCAAGGGCAGACTGCCGCGACTGTGCAATACGGTAGGCTTCCAGGGGGTGCTTATTCACTGCGGTAACACAGCGAAGGACACGGAGGGCTGCATCCTCGTCGGTGAGAATAAGGAGAGGGGCAAGGTGCTGAACTCAACGGCGACGTTCCGTAAGGTGTACACAAAGCTGAAAGCTGCGGACGAGAGAGGCGAGCAGATTTGGATAACAATCGAATAACACAAAAACACAATATAAGAAATGACAGGAAACATTACAACAAGTACAGGCAAGGCTTTCGTGGTCGGTACCATGGGCACGGAAGCACTTACCGCCCTGTTCGATTTGCGCTGGATGCTCGTTCTTATTGTCGTTCTTATCGTCGCTGATTTTTGGTTCGGTGTGTCGGAGAGTCTAAAAAAGCACGAACACTTCCGCTTTTCGAGAGCAGGCAGAAGAACATGCAACAAGGCGGTGGACTACGTTACATATCTCATACTCGGCTCGGTGCTCGGCTTGGCTATCTTCGAACCGCTCGGCTGGGCGAACCACGTAACAACAGCGGCTATCGGTTTGGGCTTCGGGTGCATCTGGGAGATAGACAGCATCGTAGGACACGTATGTGCACTGCACGGCATCAAAAACACGTTCTCTATCAAGCGGTTTATTATTTCGCTTATTAAGAGCAAGAATAAAGACATCGGCGAAGCGGTGGAGGATGCAGTGGATAACAATAAAAATTAACGAATATGGATATAAGAGAAATTCTGATGCTACTGAACTGCATCATCTTGGGAGCGACAACGCTCTTTATTTTCTACAAGGCAGACAAGCTCGATATGGTCGATGAAGGCTACGACGAGATTAAGCGAAACCGACAAGGCGCAATCGGTTGGTTTGTGGCTTCGGTGTTCGTAGGCATTCTTGCACTGCCAGCAATGGTGCTGCGTGAGATTTATCAATGGAAGCGTTATGGGTAGTTCTAAAAATTAATGAATTTGTGTGAAGGCCATGCCCTCAGATATTAT